TCATTATTTGTGTCATTATTTGTGTCATTATTTGTGTCATTATTTGTGTCATTATTTGTGTCATTATTTGTGTCATTATTTGTATCATTATTTGTGTCATTATTTGTGTCATTATTTGTATCATTATTTGTGTTATCATTCGTTTTTTTAAATCTTATATGTAAAAATTTACGCAACATATTAAGATCTGCAGAACTAATTTTTCCATGCCCATTTAACGAGCCTTTAATTTTTTCCCCAAAAGGTCCTATGCTATAAGTTACGGTGTAGTTATATGTTTCATTTCCTTTTAATTTTTTAAAAGTATGTTTATTAATATTCTCTTTTGTTACTGTTGGATTATTTGTTGAAGGTTCTAATTTAATTTCATACGTTATTGTGTTATCAACCATTCCTTGAATAACTTTTGGTACAGGATTCCAACTAATAGTTGATTTATTGTGTTTAATAGGGGAATGTGTTATACCGCCATTTAAAGTAATGTAATCTAACTGAACTATATTTTTAAACAGTAAATTTAAATTATCTGTATTGGTTGCATCTTTTATAAAATATGCAGTGCTTGTTTCACTTATATTAGAAAATGCGGATCCTAATTCATATGATATATTTACTAAGCTAGGAATATTTCCCATAAAATAGACGTTGGATAAATTTGAGCAATTATCAAATGCACCATCATCAATACTGTTAACACCTTTAGGAATAGTTATACTTGTCAAGCTTGTGCAATTTGCAAATGCATCTACCCAAATTCTTTCGATAGTTTCAGGAATAGTTATACTTGTTAAGTTTGAGCAACCAGAAAATAGATAACTGGTAATAAGTGTAAGCCCTTCTTGAATGATTATACTTTCTAAAGCCATGCAATTTTCAAATATAGCAGATCCAATATCTTTAACACTTGCAGGAATGATTATGCTTTCTAAACCTGAATTACAAAATGCATATTCTTCAATATTTGTAACAGTTTCAGGAATAATTATACTTGTTAATCTTGTACAATTGATAAATGCACTGCCGCCAATACTTTCAACTTTACCAAGAATAGTTACGCGTGTTAAATTTTCACACTCATCAAATAAGCTATTATTAATAGTTGTAACACCTTCTGGAATTATTATGTTTGTTAAACCTGAACCAGAAAAAGCTGCATTTCCAATACTTATAACTGTTTGAGGGATTGTTATACTTGTTAAACCTAAACAACTTGCAAATGCGTATTCCCCAATTGTTGTAACACTTTCAGGGATTGTTACACTTGTTAAATTTTTACAGTAACTAAACATATTATTGCCAATACTAGTAACACCTTCTTGAATTGTTACACTTGTTAAACCTGAATTATAAAATGCAAAATCTCCAATACTTGTAACAGTTTCAGGAATAGTTATACTTGTTAATCCTAAACAACTTGCAAATGCGTATTCCCCAATTGTTGTAACACTTTCAGGAAAGGTTATGCTTCTTAAATTTTTACAGTCACTAAATAAGCTATCATTAATAGTTTTAATACCCCCAGGAATAGTTATATTCTCTAAAGAGGAACAACCGTCAAATACATATGCTCCAATGCTTGTGCAAGTTTCCGGAATAGTTATGTTTTGTAAACTTGAACAAACAGTAAAAGCAAAATCTTGAATACTTGTAATGTTACCAAGAATAGTTACGCGTGTTAAATTTTTACACCGATAAAATAGACCAGTACTAATAATTGTAACTTCCTTAGGAATTGTTATATTTATTAATCCTGAACTATTAAATGCACTTTCTTCAATACTTGTAACTTTTTCCGGAATTATTATACTTGTTAAATTTATGCAACTAGCAAAAGCTAATGATTTGATTCTTGTAACTTTTTCCGGAATTGTTACACTTGTTAAATTTTCGCAACCATAAAAAGCATTTAATCCAATACTTGTAACACTATTAGGAATATTATAAGTTGATGCTTTAGCATTTGGATAAGCTATTATTTCTGTTTTTTCTTTATTATATAAAACTCCTTCTAAAGACGAATATGTAATATTTGAAGAATCTACATGTATACTTTCTAAATTTAAACACCCGCTAAATGTTCCGTCATTAATACTTGTAACACTTTTAGGAATTTTAAATGTTGGGCCTTTTGCATCTGGAAAATACAATATTTTGGTTTGTTTTTTATTAAATAAAACTCCATCAATAGATGAATATTCATTATTCAACGGATCTACGCTTATACTTTGCAAAGATGAACAATCCCAAAATGCACCATCACCAATACTTGTAATGCCTTTGGAAATAATTATACTTGTTAAACTTGAGCAATTTTCAAATGCACTATCACTAATACCTGTAACACTATTAGGAATTGTTACTCCTGTTAACTCTTTACAATCTTTAAATGCACTTTCTTTAATTATAGTAACCGTGTATGTATTTGAATCTTCTAAATCTTCAAGATTTTTAATTGTACTTGGTATGTTTGCTTCTAAAATTTCTTTATTGAAAGCAGAAACTGATACATTTAATGTATCTTCTATACTTTCATATAAAAAGTCACCAGATACAAATATTGCCATTTATATATTAGAAGAAAGGATTTTTAACCTTTTAAATGTTTTTGATTGTGAATGTAGAGAGAAAGAACTAATATATGGGTGTATATAATATTCATATCCAAAAAAATTGAGACGATTTTAAAATACTAATTTATAGATACAACCAAGTCTACACGTTTACGCAAAGTATAATTAAATATGGAGTTTGTTTCGTCAGTTCAAGACAAGGCCGATCAATTAGTTGTTGATTGTGTGGCTCTCACTATTGATGACATGTTAACTGTCATCGGCATTGATTCTGCGGCAGCGGTTGAATCTCTTTTGAAGCTGAATAAAATAACAACCGATTCTGCTATTGCGCTAATTGGAAAGCAACAAGATCGTATTTATAAAGGCGATAATTGGCTAATGGTGCAAGATGGCCACGGTGGCAACGCGTGCATTCACTTTCTGGACACACTTGACTATAACGCTATCATGCAACTAGAAAATCCTGCAGAGGAGATTCATCGCCGAGTAGAAGAAAAAAGCAGCAGATATGATGAAAGCGGTAGCACACTTTGCTTTGCACGCGTTTTGGAAGAACGTGGATGCATTGAGATTGTAAATGTCGGCGATTCACAAGCCGAGGTTTACATTGATGGAAATCTAGTATTTCGCAGTATACCGCATACCAGAGCTGATGCAGATTTGGAAGAGCTGGAACGAGCCAAGCTCTACGAGCATCCACATGTACCTTGCAGACCAGGACAAACCCTCAAAGTTTTGACCCCTTCCCACATAACATACTCTTCCAATCCTATCTGCGTATTTAGAAATGGAAAACAACTTGTTCCCACAATGGCACTCGGTCATGAAAATATGACTGGGTTCAAGCCCACAAAAACATACATTCCGTTTTTACCAGGACAAAAGGTTAGAGTCTGTGTGTACTCTGATGGAGTTGCAGATATGAAAATTGATGGATGTGCTGAAGATCAGCATGATATGCAGATGCTAAGTGCGCAACAACTTCTTGACAAATTTGTTGGGCGATGGAAGCAAAACTGGCTCTATGTTGCTGATGAGAGCAAACTGGAAGAAGGACAAGAAACAAATATGGGTGGCGGTTACGATGATGTATGTATTGGTGTCCTTGAAATTAATTAAAAATATTACAAGCATAAATAGATTATATGGCGGGAATGTAACGAATGGTATCATTATCATAAACAGTGACTTTAAATGCACCATTGTATCCCTCTACGTAAATGGTGTCACCATTATATAAATTATCACACCCGTATTCATTTGTGCAACTTTTACCATTTTTTACTACAGGAAGTTTAATATTGTTTGTGTCAGTCAAAGTGTAATATTGCCACTTGTCCCTATTTGTGAAAAGGGGTCTACCCATTAAAGGAAGAATCTTATTGGGTCCGTTTAAAGGTGTTAAAATTCCCACTTGTCTATAGCTAGTATTTACTGCACCCACATTAGTTGAAATATTGATAGGAACAGCACCCGGTGGATAGTAGTTAATCTCTGGCACTAAATAACGCTCATCTTTTAATGGTGGTGCATAAGGGTTTAATAAAACATCGCCCGGTAAATTTGTATATCCATAATTTGGGCGAGTAAACATGCTAAAGAGTCCTTGGTTATAAGATTCGCCATAATAGCCCCGTTTAACGGCTGGACCTTGATTAATAATAATTTTCTCTGTTTGAGTCATTGTTTTTTGCGGAGACTTTAAAAAATGAATGTATATCATATAACCAATAATGAATATTATGATTGCTAAAAAAAACATTGTTACATTTTCAAGACAAATTACTCCAGGAGGGCATTTTTTCATTGTATTGACATTTTTAACAATTCGCATATTTCTTATATATTAGATAGATTAGAAATATGATCAAAATTTTGTAAGATATAATCTTTGGTATTTTTTACACCATTGCACATTCATAACGCCCGCTTTGTGGGTGGCTATGAGTGGCATGGAACGGATAATTTGCGCATTTTGTAAACTTGTGAAATGTGCAAAGGTGTAATTTTTAAGGCTTAAGGCTTTGCCGCAGCAAAATTCTTTACCATGTCACCTAAACCCTGCAAATTATTCATATCCATTCCAGCTAACATATCTTTAGCTTGGGCAAGAAGTGGGCTCATAGATTGCATAGATTCAAATAATTTTTTTTGTTCACTCATAAGCGCCATTGTTTCCTTTGTAAGGTTCTGGATTGATTCAGGCTCCAACATATTATTTAAATTTTTGTAATTTTCAGTCATAGTTTGAGCATAATCTGGTTTAGCACCATTAACGGTTGAAATAGCATCTTTGCCCACCGGTGCATCTTCTGTTTTGTCTTCCTCATTTTGTGCAGGTCCGGTAATTACGTTAGTAGAAGAATCTTTCTTTTTTGCAGGTGCTGGCTTATTATCCGCAACTTTTTTAGAAGGCTTACCAGGTGCAGACTTTTTACTTCCATCTGTACTAGCAGATTTGTCGCCATTCTCCATGCCCTCTTTAAAAAAACTTCTAGACATGAGTAAATTTGTCACCGTTAAACAAACTAATAAAATAACAGACATATTTTTACTAAAGTAATTCATCAACACTCCAACAATTAAGAAGACTGCAATAGCATTAAAATTCTTCATCATCAAATAACCCAAAAGATTTGTTACGGCTAAAACAAGAAGAAAGTATAAAAAATATTTGCTTGTAAATATCTTTTTAATTGACTTTTCAAATTTCATTATATATATATAATCTTTAAAAAAAAAATGATTAAGAATTATTATAATTACTTTAATTTACACATATACACTATGTCTCCAAGAATGAATTTTGGAAATCAAGATTATGAATTTAACTTGCAACAACAAGAACCTGAAAGCGAAGATGAGGATTATGATGAGAATGACGACTTTGACGAAGATGATGAATCTGTTGATGAATATTTACCAGCAGATTCAGGTAAGTGCTATCTAGCGTTGTGCGAATTGTATAATGGCAAAATTCATGGATCCAATAATTATTTTGTTAATAGTCAGTATCTTGTGATTCAAAGATTCAGCGGCAATGAAATCTTGTCACAAATGCTAAATGGCATTGCAAAACAGTATTCGCAGATATATAGAAGACTGGCCCAACAGTCAAATATATCCCATTCTATTGTTAGAAATTACAAAAATATTATTGCTAGAGAGGATTATATTTCTCCTCAAATTGTTAAATGTTCTTATCTTCCTGACGGAGAATGCGTCGCAGTAATCAAAACAATGTGGATTAAGTTAATACAACGCAGATGGCGATCTGTATTTAATGAAAGACAACGCATTATTGGAGAACGTTCACGGATTAGTAGCATATTTTATAGAGAGGTTAAAGGAACATGGCCAGCAGGATTAAATGCATTACCCAGTATTCACGGTATGTTGTCTCATTTATCTCCAACTTCCATAACATTTATGAGTTAGATGTGATCTATCATATAAAAATATATCGTCATATTTATGTTTTGATGCATGATAGACTGTTGTAATAACGTCTGGTCCACAAACCCATAATATATCCTTTTGTTTAAAAGTTTTTAATTTTTCAACAGTTAACAAATGATTTAACCTGCGAATACATTCTTCTATAACTTCTTTTAAGAAAGGATGTTTTGTTTCTTTTGAAGCAAAAAAATAGTTTGCAACTCTTAATACATTTTCTGGATTTTTGCACTCTCTTGGTCCTAAATTATTTACTGATTCACATCTCTTTTCTATAAATAAAAGTATGTTATGCTTGTCTAAATGAGTATTGAATTTTTTATTAATAAAACAGTCTACATCTGAATATAATCCTCCATTAAAATAAATAAACAACAATCGCCCTAGATCTGCTTTAATAACCCAATGGGGTATTTTATTAAATAACTCTAATAAATTTGGAAAATCATCATTTACTAAAAATTTTTCCAAAACTTCAGGTGTTACTATTGTAAAGTTTTTAAAATATTTTAAATTATTATGAATAACCTCTTTTGGGAACATTTTATTTTCATTTGGTTTAAATTTCCACATATAATTAATGGTTTGCATTTTATACATTGTATAAATAAAATTATATACATTTGAAAACGTATGAAAATTATATTTTTTTTATAAATATGTCTAAATATTATTTTAACATTACATCTAAAATAGTTTTAATCTTATTCATTTCTTCAATAATTTCTTTGTGTTCTTTTTTTGCATTTTTTAAATCATCTTTATTTATTGTTCCATTTTTAATTCCATCTTCTATTACATTGTCTATGTGATCTGCAATTATTTTCAATGCCATATACTTATCCATTGTTTCTTTTATTACATTTTCAAGGTATAGATTGTAATCTTCTTTTACTGCTTCCAAGAATTCATTTTTTTTTATTTTTTTATCTAATAATTTATTTTTTTTTAATAATAATTTTCTTTTTGCCTCTATTTGTCTTTCTATTTGAAATAAATAACTGTCTCTTTCTGCCAATGTCAAATTCATTATATATTATGTATATAATAAATGTGCAATTTATTTTTAATTTATGTATTTGTTAATGTATATTAATCTAAATATATTTTGTTTATTTTTTACACGTTAAAGTTGGTGTATTTTGTATATAATTTTAAGGATTCCAAAAATTACAATCTATATTAAAAAAATATAAAATCTTTGATATATATTATTTAGGATGTCAAAACTAAACAATGAACCTCTTCTTACGCCTGATGATAACAGGTTTGTAATGTTTCCAATTAAAGATCAAAGCATATGGCAAATGTACAAGAAACAAATTGACTGTTTTTGGAGAGCAGAGGAGATTGATTTATCAAAGGATCAGGCTCATTGGGACAGCTTAGCTACAGAGGAAAAATATTTTATTTCAATGATTTTGGCATTTTTTGCCGCGAGTGATGGCATCGTCTTGGAGAACTTGGCTACGCGCTTTATGGGTGACGTGCAACTTGCTGAGGCGCGCGCATTCTATGGATTTCAAATTGCCATGGAGTCAATACATTCAGAGTGTTATAGCATGCTTATTGAATCTTATGTTAAAAACAGTGCGGAAAAGGAAAAATTATTTACAGCTATTGAACATTTCCCTTGCATTAAAAAGAAGGCGCAATGGGCGCAAAAATGGATACACGATAACCGCAGCAGCTTTTCTACTCGCCTAATTGCTTTTGCATGCGTTGAAGGCATCTTTTTCAGCGGTGCATTTTGCAGCATTTACTGGTTAAAGAAGCGCGGGCTTATGCCTGGATTGACGTTCTCTAATGAGCTTATTTCTAGGGATGAGGCACTTCACACCGAATTTGCAGTTCTTTTATACAATAAGCTTGTGAAAAAGACTAGCAAGGTGCGTTTTCTTGAAATCATTAAAGAGGCTGTAGAAATTGAGACTGAGTTTATTTGCGAGGCGCTTCCATGCCGTTTAATTGGCATGAATTCTACTCTTATGACTCAATATATTCAGTTTGTGGCTGATCGTCTTTGCCTGCAACTTGGTTATGATAAGATTTATAATGTGACCAATCCTTTTGATTTTATGGAGCTTATTAGCCTTGAAGGCAAAACCAATTTCTTTGAAAAGACTGTTTCCGATTATGCATTGGCAAACAAGGCAAAGGATAATGATGTCTTTGAATTCACCGCGGACTTTTAGATTTACACTTTTTATCCTTTTATATGCTTGTATTTATCTATGAAATATATTTAAACATAAAAATAGTAGTTATACAAGATGAAATACATAACTACTATTATAAAAAGGTTTATGCCAAAAGAGCTACCAAAACCCGTTGGTAGATGGAGAATAGAAAACTGTAATACTCAAATGAACAATAAAATAGACTTATCAAATGAAGACCATTGTGGTCCGTGCGGCCAGTACGCATTAGAAAAAATAGAAGTAGCAAATAATAAAAATGGAACGGTTGATTTTAAAAATAAAAAATAATAAAAATGAGAAATAAAATAAGTAATATGGAGAAAATACAAATACTAAAAAAATTGAGATTGGTTTTTACTATATAGTTTTATATACAACTAACTCTAACGCTTCAAATCAATCAATAAGACAAGATGAACCTATTTATACTTTCTTGGAATTTTGAGGAATGTGCTCAATGTATGTTTGATAAGCACGTCAGCAAAATTCTATTGGAAGCAGTACAAATGCTTTGTACAACCATGCAAATTATTGATCCAAATAATAAAATCAATACTAAGATCAAGCTTTATAAAATTGCGCACAAAAATCACCCAGTTACGATTTGGATGCGCACTTCATTGGAGAACTATTTGTGGACATTAGATTTGGTTGAAGCAATGCACAATGAATGGAAGTTTCGCTATAACCATCCTCCTGAAAAAATGCACAAATCATACATTATTGCCAAATTTTTAAGAGGACATGCGCCAGCTGCAAAAAAATTCCCTTCAACTGGGTTAACTAGATTTGCGCTTGCTATGCCGATAGAATGCAAACAAGAAGATCCAATAGAATCTTATCGCAGCTATTACCAAACTCCCGAAAAACAAAAAATTGCCTCATGGAAGAATAGAGAAAAGCCAGAATGGTACAAATTAGCTTAGATTTAAATAAAAGTAAAATGATATAAAAATTGTTTTTTATATTATTTTATTAGAATACTTATGATCACGTGTAATCTAATGGGTGGACTTGGCAATCAATTGTTTCAAATTTTTACAACTATTTCATATGCACTTGAGCTTAAACAACCATTTGTATTTTTAGATGCAAAAACTATTGGGCAAGGTACAACAAAAACAAGAAAGACATATTGGAATACTTTACTAGGGGCACTTGCGCCCTTTTTAAAAAAGGACAAGGACATTGCCATTGGATATACTGTCAAGGAGACTGGATTTTCATATTTGCCATTAGATAAACCACACAATGATAGATTAATGGTTTGCATGCTTTATGGATACTTTCAAAGTTGGAAATATTTTGATGGATATTTTCAGCAAATTTGTAGGATGATCCGCCTTGAAAAACAAAAGGAAGAAGTCCGTGGATTTGTTCGCGGGTTTTTTAAAGAATCTCTTGAAAATTGCGTCGGTATGCATTTTCGCATTGGTGATTACAAGAACCTCCAGGATCAATACAACATTTTGGGGCTCGGGTACTATAAAGATTCTCTTAAAACTGTTCTTGAAAGTGAAACAAGGGAAGAAAAAGCATTTGAAAGAGGCGCAACGACGGTAGTCTATTTTTGTGAGGAACATGATTTGGAAGATGTGTTGCAAATTGTTTCGCAATTAGAGGTAGAATTTCCAGATTTAGTGTTCGTTCGTGCAGATCCTCGCATTGATGATTGGCAGCAGATGCTAACGATGAGTTGTTGCAGACACAATATTATTGCAAATAGTACATTTAGTTGGTGGGGAGCTTATTTAAATTCAGGGGAAAATAAAATTGTGTGTTATCCTGGTCAGTGGTTTTCACAGGGAAATAATAAAAATGCAATTAATGATCTTATACCTGATTCATGGATTAAGCACTAATTTTTGATTCTAAATATAATTTTTATATATGAATATTATATATTGTAAATATGGAAAGATCAAATCCAGCTGCAGGAGGAGGAGAAAGAGAGGAACAACCTAATACAAAAAGAGGTAAATCACAGACATTTGCAGAAAGACTAAGACCAGTTTTATTTGAAGTTCAACCAGAACTTTCTATAAATGATTGGTTGCAACATGAGGATATACCTCAAATGCCAAATGCAGTAGTATTTGCAAATGGTAGATTTCAAGGTTTATTTCCAAAAACTGACGCAGAACATGGTATTGGAGGACATCCAGGATTAATATTTAGGTTGATGATGGTTGCATTATTATTGGGAACGAACAATATTGCTATTAGTTATTCAATAAAACAAGATGATGAAAAAAACCCATTGGATCCTTCAAGCAAAGAAGGTATGATTAGATCGTTGATAGAACCTATGAAAGAGGAAATTGTTGCTTTATTAACATCTAGAGGATTTGGTGAAACTGAAGTTAGGGAAAAATTAAATGCATTAAATATTAAGCTTTTCCCACTTACAAATCTTTTCTCTACAGTTGCAGCGGTAGGAAAAAGTTTTCCAGGACAGAAACGTCTAGTTATGGTAACTGGATTAGAAAAGGATAAACAAGGAAAAGATTATAATAAATATGCAACAACATTTAAAACTTTAAGTGGTTTTACAGGGGTAGATTTTGTTTTAAATTCTAGACAAAGTTCTTCTACTATTAGTGGAACAGAAATTAGAGAAGCTGTTTTAAATAACTATTATGATGAGCTTGGGAGATATCTATTAGAAGCAAACTTAACTGATGAAAATATTATACGCAACTATGGTAATCTTATATACGCAATGAAAATGAAAATTGAAGGGCAAGCATCTCAAACAGAAGAAGGATATGCAAATACATTACTTGACAATATGATTTTGGCAGCATTTGAAAAACTTGACAGATTGAAAGAGTTAGAGCTAAAAGCTCAAGAAGGTAGTTTGAATGAAGATGAACAACAAGAGTTGGCTTATTTGCAATCCAAAGAAGTCCGTTTAAGAGAATTTGCAGTTTTAAAAGGTGATTCAGCTGCTGGTGGTGGATCATCTGCTGGAGGTAGATCAGCTGAATATGAAGAAAGAGGAGAAGAAGGTGGAAAAAAAAGAAAACAAAAGACTAGAAAACAAAAATCAAAAAGAAGCAAGAAATCCAGAAAGGGTCGCAAAATTAAAACTAGAAAAATAAAATCCACACATACAAAAAGAAAAAATAGATAGATAAAAATAAATATTATTATGATACAATAAAAATTTTTGTAAATTAAATTATATTACCATAATGCATGGATAGTATAAAATTAGGTAAAATATATTTGGAAAGAATGTTAAAAAATAAAAAAAGCATATATACAAAAATAAAAAGACATCCTTATTATATTTCCTTGTTAAAATTCAATAAATGGAAATACAAAAAATATGTGCACCTTTCTAATTATCAATCGTCAAAACCTAGCGCTAAATGGAAAAATATTATGCAAATTTATAATGAAATTTCTAGTAAAGGATTTGATTTTTCAAATAACGATAAAATAAAGATTTCAAAAAATAAAAAAAATGAGAAAAATATTTGTATTCATGGAAGGCATCGTATTTGCATGCTATATCTAATATATGGAAGCGATTCAACTCTTGAACTACTGAATGACAGTGTTGTTGGAATTTCTAATAATTCTCCTATACAAAATGATTGTCAAATAAATTTAACTGAAGATGAATATGAAGATGAATATGAAGATGCAAATATAGATGAAGATACTGATGAAGAAACCGATGAAGAAAATAATGATATTTACACTACGCGCATTTCGTAAACTTGTGAAATGTGCAAAGGTATAAAATTTTACTATAACATAAATAATAATATAAGTCTTTTGATTTATATTATGATTGTAATATAGATTTGGACTTAAATCAAAAATACTTTGATCAAATAGTTATTAGCCTTTTTTGGCATATGCGCTACACCAACCTGCTCTAGCAACTTGTTTGTCAGCAAAAAGAGGACAACCTCCTGCAGCATCTTCAGCCTTTCCTTTAAATAAAGCGCAACTGCCACAATTTTGTCCAGATGCACATTTAGGAAATTTTGTTTTATCTACTTTTGATGCATCTTCTTTATATCCTAATGCAGATGCTTGAGCATCTTTCTCTTTTACCATTGGTGCGGCTCCTACTAACTTTTTTGAAAAAAGATCTTCAATGTCTGCAGATCCGCATTCTTTTTTTTGTCCAAGCTTGTATCCTAATTTTCGTCCTAAACGGAAACCTTCTTTGAATCCCTTATTGAACTCTTCTGTCATATATATTGTATGTATAAAATACTAAACCCCTTTTTTTATAATAATAAATAATTAAAATAAAATAATAAACATAATTTATTATTTTATTCTACAATGGATACATCTACAGAATATGTATTGCTAATATTAAACTGTAAAAAATACATTAACAAGGCAATAAATCAAAAAAATACATGGTTAAAAGATTATAATTTTATACAAATTCCATATTTTCATGTAATTGGAGATGTAACCTTAGACAAAGATTATGTGTTTGATTTAAATGAATGCATTTTATATGTTAAAACTTGGGACGATTATGTTTCTTTACCAAAGAAGACAATTGCTGCATATGATGCAGTTTTAAAGAAATTTCACTCTTTAAAATATATTTTTAAAACAGATGATGACCAGGATTTAAAGGACCCTTTTGAATTTTTCTCAACTATGATTAGAACATTGGAAGAAAAGAAACCAAAGGTACATTATGGTGGACACGTAGTAGATGTAAAAACTCCATATTTGAGCAGTTATGGAAAAATACATCCAGAATTACCTGATCCATTAATTATATATCCAACGCAATATTGTAGCGGGCGTTTTTACACGCTTTCTATAGAAGCTGCAAAGGATCTTGTTAAAAAGCGTGGTTCAATTATGGGCGAATGCTTGGAAGATTACGCCATGGGATATCATTTGAATCCAATATTCAAAAAGACTATTTTAAATATTGATACATCCGTGCATTTTACAGATTCTCAATTGAAATAGAGCGCTGAACTACAATCTTTTCCTTTTTGGTTATAATTTCCAATGTATCAACAATAACTGATCCATATGATGCTTTCTTATATTCAGTTGGTAGCTTCTCAGGAAATTGAATTAATTTATATTTAGTTTCTAATACTTTTTTTCCAAGTGCGTATGTCTCGTAAAAATCCAGGGTTGTGTCAGCCTTGCTTATCCTATCTGCTTGATAAATTGCAATCGTTTTTTCATTTATTTCTACTAAAAAAGAAGGATTTGTTTTTGTCCCTACAAAAACATTCATTATTATATATAGTGGTATACATTTCATTCTATATAATTTGCGCAACCAAATGTAGAAATTAATAATTATACAAATTTTGCAATTTAAAGACTTTTATATTTCAAAATCTTAGTCACATTGATTAACTTGATCTTTTTCAATTAGAACCTCTTTGGCAACCTTGGTTATAACCTTATTTATACGTTTTTCTTCTTCCTCCTTTGTACTCCCACCAGTTGATTTGAGAACAATATTCAAGTATTGATCGTTCTTCTTTGAATGATAGTCTTGAGAGTCCGGGTTTGCCTCTATCCAGTCTGCAATTTGATTCACATTCTTATTGGCAATCTTCCTTATGGCTTTTCTTATGCGTTCCTTTTCCTGATCCTTTTCCCAGTTATCTTTGTCTCTCACATACAAACGTTCACGTTTTGAATCGGTACAGTGTATAGGACGCTTTGACACGTCCAATTTTTTTAATCCATTAATGAAAATCTGTGATATACCTTCTTCATAACCAAGCTTACCCGTCTTTTCCAAATCTGTAAAGGTGATTGCCAATGAATCTACGAAATCTGTCAAGTTCATTGCATCCTTACACGTCTCATTGAGAAAGAAATTCATGTTGAAATTGTTGTTTAACGTGTTGTGAGTGTTATTATTATTATTAATTGTTGTGGGCTTGGATGCATATTCCATGAGTTTGTTATTTTGCTCCAACAAAATTTGTTTAAACTCGCAATTTTGTTTAATCAGTTCAACTACCATTTCAGTTGGGATTGTTGAAGGATTTTTAAATACTATTTCCGCAGTTTCATCTGCTGTTGGTATTTCTTTATAAACACAACATTTTTTTTTATGTTTAAATAAACTTTGTTTATGCAAATATTCTTTTCCACACATACAATGGTAACATTTTTTTTCGGCATTTTTTGGCATTTTTTCGTTAGCCAACGTAAGTCTTTGATGTTTTGCTGTCAATAAATGTAAATTATAATTGCTCTGTTTATAGCATTTGAAGTCACATTGTTCACATAAAAATGAATTTTTATTCTCGGCATCATGCCAAGTAAGTCCATTTTTCTCATCGTCACAATTTATTGACATACTTTTGTTAGTTATGGTAATATTATACATATGTCTCTATATTGTGATTTGACAAAAAAAACAATTTTTAAACGGTCAGCCATTTTTTGGCTAAATAAAAAATGCCGAAAAATAAATTTTTGAAAGATCCAATTTTGCAAAAAAAAGTTCAGTAACAATTTTTTCAACTGAAAAATGAAAATTAGAGCATTATGCTCACAACCCACTTTTTCAAAAACACAAAGAAAAAAAATCCCAAAAGTAAATTCAGAATTCGAAAATGGACAAAAATAAATGTCCAAAACGTGTTTTCCCTATGGGTCTTGGAACGTGAAAAGTTTGTATTTGCCTACATATGTAGGAAGGGGGTTAACAATTATTTTAAAAACCATGCCTACATAAATGTAGGCGGAATCACGAATCTGCCTACATTTATGTAGGACATATTAAACAATAATTGAATTTTATTTGCCTAGATAAATAATATTAGACAGTTTTCATTTCAAATTTTATATTTGAGATGAAAGTTAAAATGCGTGTTCCATTGCAATTACTCTACAATGGTTTACAAGTTCATTATTTACTCTTTCTATATGATTTGTATCAGCAATCAATGATTGTTTGTATTTAATTAAATTTATAAATGCACGATTATGTTTCTTACTGCCAGATATTTCATCAATTCCACATAAAAATCCCATTTTTTTTATATTTTCACAATAAATTATTTCACCCGATATAGGGCATTCTCCACATAATTCAAACCCTAAATAGTTAGAAATATCTTTTTTTAAACTAGTTTTTCCTGTTCTTGGTTTTCCTGATAAAATAATCATTTTATCATTAGGTATATTGTTTTTTACATTTTCTACATATTGAATTAAATAATTGTAATCATCTTGCTTTAAATATTGCTCCCAATTATGCAAAATATGCAAATCCATTTATGTATAAACTGTAAAGTTACCTTTATATTTTTATTATTTATAGTTTATAATATAAATTGTTATGTATTACATGTTAAATATTTCTAGAATATAACTATATATTGCATTCTAAAAATTATAGTTAAATAGGTGGGCGTTTTTTAACATTTTGCGTTCCATTATTATTTTGTTCAACAGGTTGAACAGATTCCTCTGGTCTTTTTTCAGGAATTCTTTGACTATTCATTGTTGTTATAATAGCCCCGGATCTAATTGGAAGAACCGCTCCTTTTATAGCCTGGTTAAAATTAACCCCTGAATTTTGTGAAGATGTACTCTGTGAGTTTCCCATCGTTTATATTATTATAATGTTATAATATTTATTGTAAAATTTAAAATTTGGGTTTGGGCTTGGGCTTGGGTTTAGGAGAAGATTTATCTTGTTCAACTATTTGTGGAGTTTCTGGTGTATTTTCAGTTAAAGGCATAACACGAATATTGCTTCCATTCGCAGGCAAAGGAGAAAGAGGAGTGGTTGGTGGAGTGGAAATGTCTTCCTTTGTAGATTCGTTAATTGGCAAAGGTCTTCTTGTCATTATATATTAAATATATAATAAATGGAAAATGAAAATACAAATAATCAAAATATAATTTTAACTGTAATAGGTCCAACTGGAATAGAAGACATTGAGTCTCAAATTAAAAATATAGGTGGAACAGGTGTAACCGGTGTAATAGGATCAAATGCACCTCTTGAACAAGAGGAACCAAAAGAACTACCTAAATCGCTTGAAATAGAATTGCCTGATTTAACATACACATATAGAGAGGTGGACGATGAATTAATTCGGCAATACAATTCTACTAAAAATACAAATTATTCAACAATTTGTGACATTATTGCTGTTTATTTAAAAGGTCAAAAAATTCTTTACACAGAGGCTAAAACTGTGTGTGAACAAAGATTGACAGTTTTGATGCTTCCATCTATATTTATAACAGTTTTATGCAGTATTTTAACACTAATCTTGGATAATGTTCCATACGGAAAAATAGCTGTTAGTGGACTAGGAGCAATTACAGCTTTTCTACTTGCCCTTGTAAACTATTTGAAATTGGATGCGCGAGCTGAAGCGCATAGAACAAGTGCATACAAGTTTGATAAACTGCAATCATATGTAGAATTCAATTCGGGTAAACAGCTATTTATTGTTTGTTCTTCTACTGTATTAGCTGCGGTTATAGAAAAAGTAGAAAAAGATGTAACAGAAATTAAAGAAACTAACAAGTTTATTATACCAGAACGAGTGAGATACAATTATCCATTATTGTCAAATATGAATATTTTTGCAGAGGTTAAAAAAATAACAACCAAGGAAATAAGACTAACCAATATTTTAAAAGACATTATGAATGAATCAATTTCTTTGCAAAGCAAAGGTACGTTGACTCAAAAGGAACTGGAAAAGATTGAAGTCCTAAAAAACTTGAAACAAACTATTGTAAACGATATTATTAGTATGAAAAATGACTTTATAACCATTGATCAAAGTTTTATTGGAGAAATGGATAGGAATCGTTTAAAAACGGATAAAAGTTGGTTTAATTGCGATTATTTCAAGGTTTAAAAGTCTTATAATTATGCTAAGCTTTTCAAATAAAATTGAAACCTTTTACTAAAACTTAAAGTTAGACACACATCTATATACATTTAGCCATATTAATATGAGCGCCTTTATAGAAGAAGACCAGATAAAAGAAGAAGTAGTTCCTCCATTTGTTTCTATCCAGGAACCACCAAGACAAATTGTTAGAAAAAGAACAATCACGGTTGATTTTACAACCACTACATTCTCCGGTCTTGTACCTTTAAATGAGATAAACAGAGAAGACATCTTTGGACCTATAGCTGAAAGCAACTGGGTTGTCCCAGGAAAGCTTATTGCGGGAGCATTTCCAGGATATACTGATGACATTGAAAATACAAATTCTCTTATAAAAATTTTAAATTGTGGTGTTACAAAATTTGTCTGCATGCAGGAAGAATATAATGTAGCTATTAAAGAAGAAGATTGGCGAAAAAATTGTTATGGAAAAACAAGTGTAGTAAGGCCATATTTTGCGGATGTGCAAAGAATTATGGAAAATAAGGTTATTCATCCTACCTTAAGCACAGACGTCTTTAATGTGACATTTGAGCATTGCCCAATCAAAGACTGCAGTACAGTAGCAGATGATATTGTGTTTAGTTTAGCAAAGGATCTTGTTAAGGCAATTCACGATGGCGAGGTTGTCTACCTACACTGTTGGGGCGGTCATGGGAGAACAGGTATCATGGTTTGTCTCATGCTTCATTTAATGTATGGGCTAACAGCAAATGAAGCCTTGGAAAGATGTCAATTCTTGCACGATATTCGCAAGATGCCGATTATTGTATCCTCTCCGCAAACATTTAGACAAAAAGATCAAGTTAGACGCATTATTTACAAATCGTTGACTGATAAGGGATTGTTCAATTAACCTAAGTTTGAAGACACCAATACACTTGCATTAAATAGTGATTGGGATGAAGATCTTTATAGCTAAGTTAAACTAAGCTAAAAAAATTTAGTTGCACATAATAATTATTTTTTTTGTAAATGAGGCTTATCTAAATCCAACATTAATTTGCTATAGTTTGTAACCTTTTTTTCAATATCGCTATAATTATCCTTTTGAACAACTGTTAATGGTGTTATTAAAAACCAGTTATCTCTTTTTTGCAATGATATCCAATATTTATCAATTGCATAAGAAAATCCCAGCTGAGGATTTTTTATAAAAAGATTAATTCCTTCCTGTATATTTGTCATTAATTTTTTATAATAATGCTTTTTAACAATATATCCTGTTGTTGTTTGACAGTGTTTAACTTTAACACATGTATCATCAACCAATTTATAAGGAGGAACATTATTTCCAGCTAATAATAATACATCCCAACTATTATCATCGCAATGAGACTCCAAAAACTTGTTAACTTGATTGATAAATACCTCTGGTTCTAGAAATGTAATATCATCTTCACATATTAAAACATGTGGCAAATCATTATCAAATGCGTTTTTTAAACATTTTAGATGACTTAGACTGCATCCAATTGCTCCATTTGAAATTTCAACTGCGTTAAATCTTTCACCAACTATACCAACGGAAGATAGTTGCTCTTCTACATGTTTTTTCCTATCCGTGCGTTTTGTCAAGTTAATATAGAATGCGTGTTTTATATCAGCAATGCTTTTCATGTTTAGTATGTATACATTAAGCATAAAAATATTTATTTAATTCTTTTTCCAAATATAGATGTATTCTTTATATTTTTGCCCAACATTTTTTCTTTCAGTTTCTCTTGCTGGAAGAGTGCGGCTAAATTTATTCATTTCAAGCATTTCATGTGCATTACCAAAAAGTGGTATACAAATAGTGTCGTAAAGTGTTGCAGGAACATTTAAACAATAATGTCCACCACTTTTAAGATTAGTCCATGTTTTTTGAAATAGTGGTTTATAAAATGTTTCATTCCATTCTTCCTTGGGTCTGCTATCCTGTTTATCACCATAAATTTCTTTGTTATAAAAAGGCGGAGATGTAAATACCATGTCATAATCAAGATTGGAATAGTCTACTGTTAATGCATCTTGAAAATGAAGATCGCACAATGTCGTGGATTCTTGTTCTAAATATTTGCACATTTTTTGATAAGGTTCTTCTAAATTTTTATTGTAATCTATGCCAATGTATTTTGTTAAATTTGTAGCAGAAAATCCTACAAGTCTTCCGCCCCAACCCATGGTAAAATCTAGAACACATGTTGGTTTAAATTTATCGTAGATTTTCATTGCAATTGTAGGGCGAAAAACATCAATACTACCGTAATAAATATTAAAAACTTTTTTAGCCTGTTTGATCTCATTTAACTTAGGTTTTTCCTTTTTAATGTATTCAATTAAATTTTTGGTAGAATTGTCGCGATTCATATATTTTTCTTTGTGATACCAGAAATCATAAAATGAGAGCCCTTGCTTAGATTTTGTATTTAAAAGTTCATGATAAGTAAAATGCTCTATAAATTTTATACCCACCAAGGAGAGCGGTTTTATTTCATAAAGTTTACCTTCTTGATATGCAGTTTTAAGTTTTCTATAATCTGCAGTACATTGATCAAATGAATAATTTTTTAATTGTTTAGATACTTTTACTTTTTCTTCATCATTATATTCACAAAAATACATAAATATAGTATAATTAATGTGTAAAATAATATCACAAATTAATCTTATAATTAGAAATAATAATGAATATACAATTTTTTATAAAAAATTTTACACTGTATAAATTATAATAAATGTATTTATTAAGTATCTAAAAAAGTATTATAATTATATAAGAAATATGAAATGTTGTATTTGTGGAGCAGTAAGAAACGTTGAAAAATATTTAGATAAAATTTTTAGGAATATGGAAAAAATAGGATCTCTATTTACGGAATATACAATTATATTATGTTACGATCAATCAAGAGATAATACTCTTGGTAAAATAAAAGATTATCAAAATAAAAATCCTCGTCTAAATTTAATTATAAATCCAGAATTAATAAGTAAATACAGAACTCACCGTTTAGCATTTGCAAGAAATAAATGTTTGGATATGATTAGGACAAATTATAGTGACTATGAAATGTTTATTATGATGGATTGTGATGAAGTTTGTTCTGGTCATTTAAATTTAAATATTCTAAGAAAAAATTTATATAAAAATAATTGGGATGCATTATCTTTTAATAAAGTTCACTATTATGATATATGGGCGCTGTCAATTAAACCATTTATTTTTAGTTATTTACATTTTCAACCAGATGCATACACAAAAATGTTGAATTATATTAACACTATACTAAGATTTACACCAAAAAATAAACTAATTACTTGTGCTTCTGCATTTAATGGGTTTTCAATTTACCGAACAACCAAATTTTTAAATTGTGAATATGATGGAACCATCAGATTAGATCTAATTCCAAAATATTGTTTAAAAAAAAATATTGCTATATGCAGATCAAAAATTGTTTATAAGCCTTCAGTAATAAACAGAGTCTTTCCAAAATTTGAAGATTGTGAACATCGTTCATTTCATATGCAAGCTATAAATAAAAATAAATCACGAATACGTATATCTCCAGAAATTTTGTTTTTATAACAAAATTTTTATTTTGTTATAATATAATATGCCAAAAAAAACAGCAGCACAAAAAAGAAAAATTCGCAGAATGATGAATTGGTCAAGACGTAAAGAAGATCAAGAATCACCACATTTTCGCACAAAAAATCGTGGTACACGCAAAAAATTTAATCTAGGATATCAGAGTGATGAAAGTAGTCCCAGAAGTTCAAGCAGTAAAGATGATTTACAAGTTTCGTCTTCAACTGGGTCTTCTGTTGCATCTATTTTAGAAACAATTTTTCCATTTTCTAAATCGCAGACACAAATAAAAAAATCATCTTTGGCTAATGTATCCTCAGGTAGACATTCTAGAAGTTCAAAATCATCGTCAACAAATTCTATATGGAGAACCGTAAGTTCAGTTTTAGGTTTAGATGAAAAATAAAAATTTTGTGAAACAAGAAAACAAAAATAAAATTGAAACAGTTTTAAAATGCATGATTAATTGTACAAATATCCAACTAACCATGTCTCCTCAAGAAGTCATTGTATATACACTCGCATTTGTTGTTCTATTTCCTGCATTGTGGCAGTTCACCATAATGGCAATATTTCTCACTGTTCGTAGAATATATGGGTAACTTTTTACCCCAAATATTTCTTTAAAATAACAGCAGGTATAAGTTCTTCTTGCATCTTTTCCAACTTTTTGAAACACTTATTAATTGTTACCTCACTTATTTCGCTGACATTTTTTACATCCCGTTTTGAAATATTCAACTTGCATGTTTGTGCAATAAAGTATACAATTCCAGCAGCAATAGAATGAGGAGTATTTTCAGGCATCAAATTTTTCTTTTCAATCTTGAGTGAAATAAATTGACACAGTTTTGTAAGCTCATTATTGATGCTAAGCTTTGAACAATATCTCTCAATAAATGCCTCTGGCTTTGTCTTGCAGAAGCTAGTCTTTTCCTTGTGATCCATGTCCTTCTCTAGTTGATTAATAATAGTCTGTGCATTTTTACAACCTTTTGTCGCACTAGTTACATCAATATGGAAAATCTCTGCTAGCTCCTTTGCCGTTCTAGGAAAGTTATTGATTCTACATGAAACATAGATTGAAGCCATAAGAAGACCATCCTTGTTATCACCTCTAAAGGTTTGGTCATACTCAGTTATCTTTTTGTGATATCTTACTGCATCATCAATAATCATCTTGGGAATCCCAGCATTTTGAGCCAAAAGAGTAATTCTTTGAAACTCATCATATTGTGATTTTTCTTTATATGGCATAGATTGCCACTCTGTATAACGTCTTATTTTTCTCATCTCATAAGATGTTACACCACTACATAAAACTTTACATCCATAAGAGGACTCTTTCAATAATGGATTAATCGGCATTCCACATCTTGTGGGATCGCTATTTTGGTTATCATCTGCACCATAGTACCTCCATTCTGCAGACTGATCAATCATGTCCTTGTAAATAATACCGCACTTTGTATTAGTGCATGTTAGAAATCCTTCATCCGAGAATGCCAAATTGAAATCACATTGTTCACATCTTTCGCGATCTCCGCAAGACCTATAAATGCATTCTAACGGGATTTTTGATTTATTTTCACCAAACTCTGCATCAAATACATTCCACAGTTTGGCCTTGTTAAACGTAGAATCCTTTCTTTTTTTGGTTTTATCTGTCTTCTCTGCAGTTATCATTTTTCTGTTTATTAGAATACATGGTTTATGTTTAAATCAATTTTTTTATATATTTACAATATAACACAATGGGAAATTCTTTTTCAAATAATACAATGCAATCGCAGTTTGCAGATAAATCATTAAAACCCAAACCATTAAGCCAAATTATAGATTATATTGCAACATATTACATTCTCACAATGGACTTTAATAGTCTTAAGAAACTGGCTGAAAAGGAATATTGCGATAAGATGGTAATCTTGACAAGCGATATCATTGAACGTTATTTTACTGATATGGACATTACATATTTAGCGCAAAAAATAAAAGATGGACAAGAGGTCAATGAGCTTGCAACTGATAATGTTATTTTTTTTGATAAATCAAAATTGGATAACTTGGATGTTGCAAGTCAATTGAAGAAAACGCGCCTTTGCATTGGAATTGCCAAATTTTATGTAAAAATTGCACACGTATTTGCTGCAATTGTAATGACAATAAATCCAGTTTATATGTATAAAGATGAGTCCGGTGATCTTGTAAAGACTCCACTTTTTAGAAAAGGTCAAATACCCAAGAATGTAAAACGATCTTTATACAAAATGGGTTTGTGTGAGAATCGTATAAATGCTCTTAAAAGAGGACAAGATTATAGTACATTAATGGATGGAGAAGATATAAATGTTAAGCCTAGGGTATGCAATGTGAATACTCGCATGGATGGTGAAACAAAAACATTAATGGATGAGCCTGGTATCCCAGAACTAATGGATTTATATTACGATGATGTATATGATTATTCTACTGGAGAATTCAAAGGTATGAGCGAGAATACAAAAAGAATGTATATGGCTGATTTGGAGTTATTTTACAAGACCTTTACTGGAAATTCATCTATGCCTGCAACAATTAGCCAGTTCAGAGATATTCAATTAAAAGACTATGAGAGAATACCGCAATGTCAAGGATCAAATCCTCCCTTTGAAAAATCTTTTCGCGGATCTTTAAGAGACAAATTATTTTATGATTATGCTGCAAACATAAGAGATATGGTTCAACGTGCAAATGAAAATCAAGAGGCTTTATTAGCTATCATTAATGAGCTTTTTGTTTATACAATAGATCCACAAACACAGAAAAGGACTATTCGTATTAATCCAGCTTTAACAGATAATATGCTTCAAATAGTTATTGAAAAAACGCGCGCAATTATCATTAAATTGTATTTAACGTGCGAAACAGATTTTTCAAGAGGAGTAAAATTATATGAGGCTATTATAGAGTCAACCATTATTAAAACTCTTGATCAACAGGAAAAAAATTTAAAATTAGCCGCAGCAAAATTATATACACCTACAGTTGTTCCTCCTTCAGCAGAAGAAAAAGACTTATTACGAGTTGCCGCAAACCAAGTTGATACTCAAAAAGTAGGTGTTGTTATAGATAAAGATCGTATTGCAAATGAAGAAGAATTAGTTCGTCAAGCCGAGGTAACAAATGTTGCGCCTTCAGTTTTAAATTTGGAACAGGAACAAGGACAAGTACAAGTACAACAATCTCAAGATCAAACAAAACAACAACCAATCATTACTCCATTAAAGGTAGAAGAAGGCATAGCAATTGATGCAGTAGAAGACAGTATTGCGGAAGGAATTCCTGAAGTAGCTGGAGCCTTGCTAGCATAAAAATCTAATAGTATATTATATATAATGAACACCCCAGCATCATTGTCTACTTTACAACTTTATTCAAATGAAAATTTAGTTGATACAGGAAAAGTTAATCCATATGCGTTAATACAACAATTAGGAGGAAAAAGGCGTAGCTTTAGGAAAACAAAGAGAAGAAAAGGAAAAAAGACTAGAAATCTTAGACAAAGAAAATCTAGAAAACACAGAAAATCTAGACATTTTAAAAAATAAAAATCTTTAAATAATATATAATATGGCTGTTCAAACCCGTAGTATGACCGCTAGAAAGAGAACACTCGCTATTTACCGTCGTCGCGTCAAGTATTCACGCTGCCGCGGAAAGAAGGGTACTAAGTGCTCAAGAAAGATTCGCTGCAAGACTGCCAGGGGCACCAAGCGCAGATTCTGTCGCAAGAGCTCTAACCGTCACATTTAAATTGCAGATCTAGTTTGAAACTAGATGCAAAAAGATGGGCATTTATACAATGTTGTAATATATTGTATAAATTTAGCTACAATAAAGTTTTTATAAATATTGGTTTTAGTAAATACATCATTGCATTACGATGTATTTACTTGTTTATTTTACTAATTCTATAAAAATGGATAGGTGATTCATTCTTAAGCCTTGGCAGCTTGTTGCTGAGCGTGAGCAGCTTGTTGAGCAGCCTGTTGGGCTTGGGCGGCAGCGGAGGCGGCGGCGTGGGCGGCCTTGCCAGCTTGTTGGGCAGCCATGGCGGTCTTGCCAGCCTTGGCACCCTTGGAGGCAGAAGCAGCCTTTCTGGCAGCCTTGGAGGCAGACTTGGCAGCAGAAGCAGCCTTCTTGGCGGCAGAAGAAGCCTTTCTTGAGGCGTTCTTCTTCATTGTTTTAGCACGACGGCGAGCAGCAGACTTCATCATACGACGGGAGGCCATTTTATATATATTAATAACAAAAAAATAAATTTTATGCAGAAAAACAAAAATTTAAAAACGCAGATTGCCTAAATAAATGAATGTATAAATACTTTAATTGGCCTAAATTTACCAAATAGTATCTTTATCCGCCCAATACATTTTATCTCCTTTCTTAATATTATAAATTGATGCAAATAATTTTAAACGTGCTAGAGGACAATTTACCCTATATTTATCAAGCGGGTGTGGGTTTGTTTTTAATAAAGAGCGAATAGCATTTTTATAGATAGTTTGTCTGGCCTGAACTGCTAAATAAATAAAATATGCCTCAAAAGAAATAGCGCGTATAGGAACAACATCATTATTCTTATCTTGAAAATCTCTTAAATATTCTTCGCATATGGCCATTCCAGAAATGTCCGCCATATTTTCTCCAGTGCTCAAAGTTGCATCCATCTTAATACCATCATATGCAGCAAAAGTTTCATACTGTTTAACTACGTTGGCAACCTTTCGGTCAAAAATTTTTTTATCATGTGGAGTCCACCAATTATTTAAATTTCCTTTGTAATCATATTTGCTTCCAGTATTATCTAATGAATGAGACATTTCGTGCGTTAAAGTGTATCCAATATTTGCCAAATTGTATTCAATTCCGCGTTGATCAAGATCTATAAATGGTTTTTGCAATATTCCAAGAGGAACATAAACTGCATTTTCAGCTGGAGTATAATACGCATTGACTACATACGCCTGCGAACCAACAAAGTTAAATGACTGCCAGTCAATTATAGCTAAATCTACTAAAGATTTACCCTCCAAGCTTATCATTTTACGTGTATTCCAGTGTGCAAGCTTTAATAAATTGCCCCATGTATCAAGCCAATCATAAGTTAATAATGGATCTGGATTTAAAATTTTGGGCTCAGCAATTGTTAATTTCAAATGTTCCAACTTTAATAATGCTGATTTTTTAGTGCTTGGAGAAAGCCATGTATTGCGCTCAATAATTCTTATAAATACTTTTTTAAGATCGTGCGCCAGGTTTTTTACATAGTCAATATATTGCGTTTTTTTATTATGTTCCACGTATTTATTTGTTAAAAATGTATTAAAACATGCAGCCAAGCCTAACATTGGATATAATCTTTCAGGGACCATTTCTGGTTGTCCAGAAACAAATTTTCCATTAAAATTATAATAAATGGGTCTCCAGTTTTTATTAAAACGTATGATTTGTCGTAGATAAATATAAATAAAATAGGTTCTCCATTTTGGAGTTTTCCAATTGCTTTGCAAACGCGTCATAATGCATTTTAAATAATTAAGACTTGTCACTATAAATGATGAAGGGGTTCGGTCGTATCCTAAATAAAAAGTAAACTCTTTCCAATCAAAACCATATTTTTCTAATGATTCACTATTAGTAACTATATTATAGTATTCTGGTGAATCTTTTTTAATTTTACTGCAGCCCATGTCAGTTAACATATCCATTTCTACATCAAATACATCCTTTGCATGTAGACCATGATTTTTACCCAAGCAGGCGTCAAATATTTTATTGATATAGTTAAGAAAATGTAAAATAAAACTTTTCCTGTATTTTTTTGTATCTTGATCTACTGTATTATCTTCAATATAAACCTCATAATCATAAATTGTTAAGATGGGCGCTGAAATATTAGATTTATAATGTCCAGCATTTTTTTCATCATTCATTACATCCCATACAATGGGAGAGCCCCAAGATACAACATTGTTAGAATTTATATGCGCTAAAAATTTGATAAGATTTCCTTCTGCAATTAATCCATCTATTTCTTCAACTGTTTTTTTAACATGTTTTTGAGCTTCTGGTGGAGATAAATGTAAAAATGAATTATATATGTTGTGGAGTTCTTTTGATTTTTTATTTTTATTAGTTGCTATATATTTTTTTGTATAGCTTAAAAGCTCATAATATACTTTTTCTTGTACAAGTCTAAAACTATCTATTTTTGGATAAAATTTTTTGACATTTTTTGTAAACTTCATTTTTTCTTTGATCCAAAGATAGTTTATATACGTGTAATAATCACTTTTGGCTGTTATATGTGATGGAGAAAATGGTATTTTTAAAAGATGTATCATTTCTTTTTCAACACGAGTATTTAATTTTTTTAAATTCCCCTTTAATTTTTTTTGATACTCGTCTTCAAAACTTTGAAAAGTATTTATATGTGTATTAGATATTAAACTAATTTTTTGGTTATTTAATTTTCTTGTTTTTTTATTTGTATGTTTTATATTTCTTTTTGTTTGTGTCATTATATATTACGCAAATAATATATAAATCACATTTTACACTTTTTATTCAAAAATACAAATTTTATTAATAAAAATTAATAAAAGTATTTTTACAGTTGCAATACAAAATGGTATAAAATATAATAGGATCTTATTTATTTCCAGTAAATTTGTTTTCTATTTTGCTTAATAACTCATCATTGTATAAGAAATTTCCAGATGGTTTGTATGATGTAACAGGAGTAAATTTCTTTTGAGATTTTTGATTATTTTCACTTAAAGAGTTTGGCGAATCTTTAAACTGAAACATCATTTCATCTGGATTGGAATTTTCTAAGCTTAATAATTTTTCTTCTTCCTCGCCAATTTTTTTTCCATATTCATTAACTACAATGCCAGTTTTCTTTTTTAATTCAGTTCTAACATAAGCCGGAACCCAATGAGCCCAAGATATAAAAAGAGTATTTGGATGAATATATCGCAACATGAATCCATTTTCTTTTAATTTATCCATTATATATGCAATGCAAGCTCCTTGGTCATATTTTGGAACGCCTATAATAATTTCAGGAACAACAAACCAGCAAAATTGTTCATCCATCTTCTGTCTAGAGGTTGTTTTTATTCTAACATGGACGCGATTTAAAATTTTATTAAATAATTCTAATTTACTAAGGTCATATTGTCGTTTTCTTTCATATAATTCATCAATATTTAGTTTTTCTGAGAAATCTGCAATATTTTCAAGATTAAATATATTTGCCATTACTAAAAAAGTGCAAGAAAAAAACTTGTCAAATATAATTCATTCAATAATCCAAAATAGATATTAAATACATATTACTTATATTATTTACAAATATTTATGACAATCAAACACTTGGTAATATCTGGCGGTGGTCCAACATCAATAAGAGCATTAGGAGCAGTGCAACATTTGGAAAAAAATGGAATTTGGAATATAAATGATATAGAAACAATTTATGCTACATCTGCTGGGGCAATTTTGGGAGTAATCTTGTGTTTAAAATTTGACTGGGATACAATTAATGCTTATATTATTGATAGACCATGGCACGAGGCATTTCCAGTAAAAGCCAAACATATTTTTGAAGCATACGCCAAAAAAGGTCTATTTGATAACAAAGTTGGGGAAAAAATTTTTACACCACTTTTTAATGCAAAAGATATTCCATTGGAAATTACATTGAAAGAATTCTACGAGTTTTCAAAAATAGAAATTCATTTTTTTTCACTAGAGATTAATAAATTTGAGACGCACGATATTTCATATAAGACGCATCCAGATCTTTCTTTGTTGACTGCAATACATATGACAATTGCTATACCAGTAGTAATAACACCGACATGTATAGATGATAAATGCTTTATAGATGGTGGTGTTGTCGCAAACTATCCGCTTAGCTATTGTCTAAATGAACATCCAAATATAAATGAAATTTTATCTTTTAAAAATGAATACGAGGAAGAAGCAGAAAATAACATAAAGGAAGAATCATCATTAATAGAATTTTTAATCTATTTTCTTGGAAAGCTGGTAACAAATGTTGATACAGAATTAAAACAACAGGTAATCCCAAATCAGGTATCATATAAAACACCTCATTTGAGTTTTGAGTATTTGCAAAAGGCGCTATCTAGTGTTGAGTTAAGGAAAGATCTACTCCAATCCGGCATTGAAGCTGCTCAGGTTCTTTTGGATTCAAAAAAATCCATCTCTCAAGATGATTCAAAGGAAGAGAAAGTTATTGAAGAAAACAGCGTTGAAGAAAATGCGGAAATATAATAAATGGCCCAAAAGGGCTTAAAGAACAGTGTGTAAAAATTGGTCAAGTGTTTTTTGAGTAGGTTTTGCGTCAAATTCAATAACCTGACCATCCTTTAATAATTTGATTGTTGGGTAGCCTTCAATCTTGTATTGACTAATCATTTTCTCAATATCTGGAGACTCATTTGTGCAATTTATTTCAGTAAATAAAACTTTGTATCCATTAATTGTCTTATTTTCATATTCATTTTTTAGATTTTCCCATTCTGGTTTGGCAGTTTTGCAATGAGGACACCAATCAACATAAAATAACATTAACTCTGCCTCTTTTCCAGAGCCAGAAGCACTATTTTTCATAAATTCTCTGTTAGGAACATATGCAGCATTTTTGTTCTTCATATATGTTGTGTAAAATTGGTGCAAGTAATATATTGTGATTGCTGCAAAAACAAAAAGAATAAACCCAATAATTAAAATATTTCTCCAGCCAATGCGTTGCACAATATTTTTAACACTTGAAGCAATTGTTTGTCCGCCAGTCATTTGAGAAGGATTTATGTAAGTTTGAGGGGATCTTCTAAGCATGTATATATATTATTGCAGAAGAAATTAGGTGTTTATTTAAACGAGAACAAAGATTGTTTAAAATAAATGAATTTAAAAATAAAGTTTACATTATATAAAATGTTATATCGTGACGTTACAGGAAAAATAATTGTGATTAATAGATGTGATTATAAGAATGATCAAATCTATTATAAGCAACTTTTTGCCTTAAAAAGAGATTTGTATAAACAGTTTAGCAATACTCCTAAAGATATTAATATTAATAATAACAAAAAAACTATTTCTAAAACAGACTTTTAATGACAGATAATATTAATATAATTAAAAATAATGAGAATACATAGCTACATAATATATTTGTTTTAACTGGATCCCATGTTGTATTCATCATGACAACGTTGAATTTTTTTGAAAACTGGTTGTTTTGAATAAAATTTGCATATAATGTATAACCTAAAAGTGTAAGAATTATAATTTTTCCAAATATGGAAGTTATTATAAACTGATTTAATGGACTAAGCATAAAAATTATTATTAGCACAATTGATATAACTGTGCACAAACATACATGTTTAGTTGCTTTTGAATATTCAATTACTAAATTATTGGACATTTATTTGGTCGTATTAATATAGAGAAAGATTTTATTGGATAGTAATTTTTTCTATCCTTATTTTAACAATCATGCACAATAAAACTATTCGTAAAAATTCAAATGTTAAAAAAGTAGGAAAAAATAATGTTAGCAAAAAAAAGAGAACTTATAGTAAAATAGACTATAATAGTGGTGATGGTATGTTAACAAGTGTTTGGGGGCCAAGTATGTGGCATTATTTGCACACTATGAGTTTCAACTATCCAGTTAATCCTACTATTGAGGATAAAAAACATTATCGCAATTTTATTACAAGTCTAAGGTATGTTTTACCGTGCAAATATTGCAGAATGAATCTAAAAACAAATCTTAAGCAATTACCGCTCACTATGGCAAACATGAAAAATCGTGAAACTTTTTCCAAATATGTCTATAACTTGCATGAACTAGTAAATAAAATGCTACATAAAAAATCTAATTTGTCTTATTGCGACGTTAGAGAAAGATATGAGCATTTTAGATCTCGTTGCACAGAAGAAAACCCGACAATTTTTAACTTTAAAAAACTTGAAAAAAATAAGACGCAAAAAAATAAAAAAGAAAAAGGCTGCACTGAACCTCTTTATGGTAAAAAATCCAAATGCATTATTAGAATTGTTCCTCAGGAAGAAAAAGGATCTACATTTCAAATGGATAAAAAGTGTGTTAAAACTCGCGATATTAAAAAGGTGCAAGACTTATAGAACATATGCTAATTGTTGATCTAAAAATTCTTTATTATTATTGTATTCTCTCATTACATATGGATTCAAATTGCATACCTTCTTAATATGCATTGCAATAGTTTTTGCTTCTTCTCTATTACAATAATAAGCTGAAACATATTGCGTAAATAAGATATCCAAATAGATTGGATAGTCTACAAAAATATTAAAAGACTCTATTTCATTTAATAGCGCCTTTGCACAATCATAGCATTCACGATTATACCCAAACTGTAAATACTTTTTTAATATATTATAATAAATATACATTACATTTCGTGTTGGACCAACAAAATTATTTATTATTTGACCATAATCTCCATAGCTTCTATGAATGTCGTCATAAAATTCATCTAATACTTCCAAGTAAAACATTTCTTCCCCATGACCATATCCTAATTCAGTAGCTTGGATACATATATCTTTTAATCTATTTAAAATGCGTTTGCCTATTTCTATTCCACATGTAAAAAATCCTCCACAAACAACATATCTATACTGTTGATAATATTCTTGTTTATATTCGTGATTTTTGTATTTTTTATCATTAACATTTAATATTTGAATATGAAATTTTTCAGGATTTGAATATTTTAATGCTAATAGTAACTTACTATGATCATAATTTTCACATATTTTAATTTCTTTTTGTAAAAAACAATCTATCCATCCAAAATTTGATGTTTGAAATGGATTTATATCAATTGCCTGTAATACAAGATCAAATTTATTGCACGTTATTAAATGCGATTCTGCTGTTGTTCTTTCATCTCTTGTGGGCCAGAATTTTTCACGATTTTTATTTACTTTATCTAGGTACTTAAAAGACCAAAGATCTTTTTTCTCTATTTGGAAAAATCTTGAAATAGATAATAGACCAAAGTCTTTGCGTTTTTGTTTTATTAATGGAATTGTCATTTCATCTCCAAAAAATATAAAATAGCACGGCATTTTTAAAACAGTTTCTATAGAGTCAATTATATTTGTTAAATTTCTTGTTTGATTATCATTATTTTTATTTAAACAAAAACAACCTGTAACTAAAGTACAATCTGGTAAAATATCAGGGCTTTTTGGTGGAATGTAGTCTAAAAAATAGTTATTTTGATTTAAAATTTTATAAAAGTTATCAAAATCTTCAAGTGTCATAAAATGACACGATACAAGTTGTTGCATTTTTATATTTTCTCCACAACATTTTTGCTTGTTTGAATCAAAATATCCTCTATAATTACAACCAAAAAAACTATTGTCGTCTACTATTATTTTTAATTCTAATAATTTTGCATAATATCCTATGCAAACGTCACAAGATGGGTATAAATAAACGCTGTTATTGTTGTTGCAAATACTAATCCAAGATTCTACCATATTTTCAAAATGTGAATACAAAGACAATAATGCTGCTTTTGATAAAATAAATCCAGCTCCACCACTATGATAATATTTTACAAATGATGCTTCTGCCCCATGTCCTCCTATATATAATTTGTCTTCTGGATCATATTCTTGCAGTAAATTTACCATTTTTTCTATATTTACAAATGTATCTGTACCACAACAAAATATAAAATCTGCATCATAGTTGTCGCAAATATATTTTAGACCCAAGTTTTGTTTATAAGAAGCAGACTGATAATCATTTAAAATATTTGAAAGATATATGTATTCCGGACCTTGCAGATCAGTTTGTTCTTCCCCCAAAAAATAAAAAACGTGAATATTTTTACTCTTTGCATCGTTTATCCATGTTTCATTCATTTTAAGTATTTGATCTTTGTATTTTGGAATTGTTGCACATGCATAAATACATATAGCAAGTTTAATATGTTCTTTTGTATCCTTTTCCATTTTCTGTATTTAAATAACAGTTGTACCATTTATATTATTTATATTCTTATGTATTTGATTTTTATTTATAATTTACAAAAATTAAAGTTTATTTAATTATAAATTATATCTATCTACCAGTCCAAACCTTTATTAATGGTAAATATTTGTAATTATCTATTTCATTAAATTTAATTCCCCAATTGCAATATTTGTGTATATCTCCTAATAATGAAACATTTTTACAATCTTTTAGCATTAAACAATCTATTACTCTTTCAAATGCCATACGATATACTTTATCTGTAACGCAATCTAATAATTTGTTTAAATTGTATTTACTATTAACAAATTTTAAATAGTCATGTGTAATAACAGACATTCCACCAAAACACCCATTCCATAATGATTTATCTTCATAAAAGTTTAATAAATCTGGGTCATTAAACAGGTTTATCATCTTAGTTTCCAAATCTATTATGTCCCAATCATGTCTAAAATGCCACAATGATCTATATTTATCAACACTAAAATCAATATATTGATTTATAAATACTGAATCGTGAATAATTACAGCTGTATCAAATAATTTAAATTGTAAATAATAATAATATGGTAATAATTCTCCTCTTCCACAATATTCACTATAAATAATTACTGTTTTGTATAGATTTATATTTGTTATATATTCCCAATTACTATTATCATCTATGATAAGTATATAATTTTCTGGGTAAAATTGTCTAATACAATTGTAGCAATGTTGCCAATATTTATTTGTTATTGAGTTATTTACGTGTCTTAACATAATAAAACCTAATGAAGTCATAAAGTATGTTTAAATATTATATTATATTTATATATTTAAGTTTTAAAATGTATAAATATTTAAAAATATAATTTTACATACCAAATGAACTGAAATCACTCATTACCGGTACAGGCATTTGGTCAGGGTTAAAAGAGCTATAGTTTGGAACTTTTTTGCATTCAAAACTAGGTTCGGGGCATCTTGCGCATGGAGGACAAGGTTGGCATTTCTTTGCATCAGTGCTTGGTGGGCAAGCCGGACATGCAGGGCACACTGGAGGTACTATCTCTGATTTTAAAATGTATAAATCTTCTGATCCTGGAGGAATTTGACTTGCTGGAACCCCGGGTGGAAGAGAGTTGTAATATGCAGAAGGGTCATAGTTTGTTGCAGCATAAGTATTTCCATTAGGTCCAGTAACAACTGCCGCGGTATTTCCATTAGGTCCAGTAACAACTGCACCGCTTACACTATTTGTGGTTGTAGGATTATTGTAAAAAGATTGCTTGTATGCATTGCTATAATCACTAGTTTGATTAGTTGTATCTGAATTTGTGTTTGTAGTATTGTCGCTAGTCTGTGATCCATCATTTATATAGCTATTTGTAGGAGTAAATACAAAAGAATTTCCATTTGGTAATGTTATTTTTAAAACCTTTGCTCCATTAGAGGTTGTTATTATTTGCCCTGAACCACCATTTGGTCCAGTAAAAACTTTTGATGTAATATCCGCTTCTTTTTTATTATTTTTATTGGTATCAATGTAAAAAATCTCAGTGTTACCATTTTTCTGTGTTATCACAATAGTATCATTACCATTTGTTTGAATTACGCGAGCAGTTGCTCCATTTGGTCCATAGAATATTGCAGGATAAGAGCTGCCAGAATAGTGATTATAGTTGTCATAATTTGTTGATCCTGTATCTGGATGGTCACTCGTTGATACTGGGTTAGTTACACTATTAGATGAGGATTCATCATTTGTTGAAGCATTTGTAAATCCATCTCTTTTGCAATATCCTCCTAAAAAGGAGCATAAAATTAAACCAAATAATAATATTAAAAAGAGAAATAATGCTTTGTTCATCATTGTATAATTTATATAGTGAAAAAATTTATAAAATTAAATTGATTTGATTTTTATAATTTTGTAGTTACAGCATCTGTTTGCAGAGATGTCTAATTATAAGAAAGACTATGTATATGCCAATATAATTGAAGATAGTGATTATGAGGAGTTTGAAATTGAAGTTACTGTTCCAATTAAAGCCAAAAAACTTCTTAAACAAAACAAGGTTAAAAAAGATGTAAAACCAAAAGAAGAGGAAGAAGAAAGTGAGCCTGAAGGAGCAGTTTTAAAAAAGACGATTGTGGTACCTTTACGCAAATACTTACACGAAGATTTTAATATAATTGAAATTGGGGTGGATGAGGCTGGACGTGGTCCACTTTTTGGAAGAGTATATGCAGCCGCCGTAATTTTACCTAAAGATGATAGTTTTGATCATTCCAAAGTAAAAGATAGCAAAAAGTTTCATTCAAAAAAAAAGATTGAAGAAGTTGCAGATTATATTAAATCTAATGCATTGGCTTGGTCTGTTGCATTTGAAGATGAACAAACTATTGATGAAATTAATATTTTACAGGCTACACAACAAGCTATGCACAAGGCTATATTGAGTGTTAAAAAGGAATCCCTTTTAAAGACTCAACAAGATAAAGATAAAGATAAAGACAAAAATAATTATAATATTCATTTGTTAATTGATGGTAACTATTTTAAACCTATTACAAATTACAATAATGAAAAGAAAAAAATTGAATCATTGCCATTTACATGCATTGAAGGTGGAGATAACAAATTTAGTTCTATTGCAGCAGCATCTATATTGGCAAAGGTTGAAAGAGACAAATACATTGATGAACTTTGTGACAAAAATCCTGAACTAGTCGAACGTTACAGCATTGATAGTAATAAAGGTTATGGTGCAAAAAAACATTTGGATGGAATCAAAGAATATGGAATTACTATTTGGCATCGCAAAACTTTTGGAATATGCAAAGAGCACTGTTAGGCTGAACACATTTCACAAATTTCATCCTCTTCTTTATGGTGTTCACCATTTTTAGTTTCCATTTTTTCTGGTTCTAATGTAAATTGTTGAGCCTGATGCTTTGCTTTTCTTCTAAGATAGTAAATACCAGTTTTTAATCCCTTACTCCAAGAATGAAAATGCATAGATGTTAAAATATTATATGTTGGATCTTCAACCCACAGATTGAGACTTTGACTTTGACATATAAATGCACCACGATCAGCTGACATGTCAATAATATGACGCATCGGTATCTCCCAAACAATTTTATATTTGTTTTTAATATGTTCTGGAATTGTAGATATTTGCTGTATACTTCCCTTGTTAGCAATAATGTTGTTTTTAATGCTTTCATTCCATAGACCAAGCTTGATTAGATCTTTCATCAAATACTTGTTTGTGACAACAAATTCACCTGCCAATGTTCTACGACTATAAATATTACTTGTTAAAGGTTCAAAACACTCATTGAACCCTAGAATTTGTGATGTGCTTGCAGTTGGCATTTGTGCAAGCAAAAGCGAATTGCGAGTTCCATACTTTATAATAGAATTCTTTAATGCAATCCAATCATACCTGTTGGTTGGAATAACATTCCACATATCAAATTGCAAAATACCCTGGCTAGCAGGCGAACCTTCAAACGAGCTATATGCACCAAGATGATCATTCTCTAGATTTTGAATCTCTGCGTAAATGGGACGAGCATCTTTAATGCCTTCAATGCCAATTGTTAGGTTTACAATATCTGTCTTTGTTGAAGCAAACTTTTTAATCATATCAGGAGAGTAATTTTTATAGACATATTCTTTTACCTTTTTCAAAAGATCTACTCGTTCAATTGCCATTTCATTACTAGATTCTAACGCTGCATGATACATAGTTTCAAAGATCAGTTTATTAACGTCTTTTGCCGCATCACTATGAAATGCCAGATCCATCATAATAAACGTATCCGCCAGACCTTGGATTCCAATGCCAATTGGTCTGTGCAACAAATTGCTTTGTTTTGTTTTTTCAGTAGGATAAAAGTTAATATCAATAATCCTGTTAAGATTGCGTGTTACAACTTTTACTACCTTGTGCAGCTTTTCGTAATCAAACTCTTGTGTTTCTTGGTTTACAAAAGTAGGAAGTGCGACGGAGGCTAAATTGCAGACAGCCGTTTCTTTCTCATCAGAGTACTCTAGGATTTCGGCACACAAATTTGAACTCTTAATGGTGCCGAGATTTTTCTGGTTGGACTTTTTATTGCAAGCATCTTTATACAACAAATACGGTGTCCCTGTTTCCATTTGAGCATCAAGAACCTTAAACCACAGGTCGCGCGCATTAATAGTCTTTCTTCCGCGACCAGCTGATTCGTAATTTTCGTATAAGTCATTAAAATTGTCGCCATACACATCAGATAGACCAGGGCATTCATTTGGGCAAAAAAGTGTCCATTTTCCATTTGCCTTGACGCGCTCCATAAACAAATCTGGAACCCATAGCGCATAAAAAAGATCACGTGCTTTCATCTCCTCATCTCCGTGGTTTTTTCTCATTTCCAAAAAATCTTCAACATCTGCGTGCCATGGCTCCAAATAAATAGCAAACGAGCCATTACGTTTTCCTCCTTGATCAATGTAGCGAGCAGTATTGTTGAAAACACGTAACATAGGAACAATTCCATTAGATTTTCCGTTGGTGCCACGAATATGAGAATTGCTAGCGCGAACATTGTGAATGTGCAAACCAATTCCACCAGCCCATTTTGAAATGCGTGCACAATCCCGTAGTGTGTTGTAAATTCCGTCCAAACTATCGTCCTCCATGGCAATCAAATAGCAACTGCTTAACTGCGGTCTAGGCGTCCCCGCATTAAAAAGTGTGGGAGTAGCATGAGTAAAATACTTTTGAGACATCAAATCATATGTCTCTTTTACGAAGATCATATTTGATCCATGAATTCCCACGGCTACGCGCAACCACATGTGTTGGATGCGTTCAACAATAACGTTGTTTAGTTTGAATAAATATGCTCTTTCAAGAGTCTTAAAACCAAAATAATCAATCAAATAGTCGCGCTCATGATCCAAAAAAGAATCCAATGTATCTGCATATTCAGTTACAACATTGTACAACTCCTGCGAAATAAGAGGGTAGTTGTTTCCATGAACATCAGTAAAATTGTAGAGTTGTGACATTACTACATCAAATCTGGGATTTGTATTTTTTTGATGATTTGATACAATTATGCGACTTGCAAGCGTTCCATAATCTGGGTGCTGCGTTGAAAGTGAGGCGCATTGTTCGGCAGTCAATTCGTCAATCTTTGTGGTTGAAATTGTATCATACAGCTGATCAATTACCTTCATCGCCAATGAGGAATAATTGATTTGAATATTGGCCTCTTGACCAATAGTTTTTATCCGTTTTAAAATTTTATCAAATGCAATATCCTCTAATTGTCCATTTCTTTTTGTTACTCGCATATCATTATTGTTTTCCATAGTCTTAAGATATATAATATTGTTGAGTTAATTCTAAATCAATATTATAGTATAAATTTAAAAGTTCTTGGATTTTTAATTCACAAAAAATTGTTATTAACTAGTAGAAAAAATTTTTATTTATAAATATAGTTTTATTCTTTCTTAGGACAAGATATTTTATTTTTGTATTTTTATATATAGCACATTTTCAGGACAAATAAAATAAATAAAATTAAAAACAAAAGCTATATATATAATATATGAATAAGCATTTGTTAAATTTATTCTATTTAATTGTTGGTCTATTAATTATTTATTTTATTGTGTTATTTTCTATACACGTGACAAAATACTTTTTTGAAAATAAGAAGGAGGGATTTCAAGACACGGGAAATTATTTAGAAGGTGGCCTTGAACCTGGTGCCTATCCTGCATCACAAACTGATCCATTACTTAAAGATAGTTATCCTTTAACAGGAAGAAAAATTGTGACAGATAATCAATATAGCAATATTTGGTGGCATTACCCAGTATTTAAAATTAGTTCCTTTGAACAGATTACTAATAATATTAAATATCCAAATAATCCTGATGAAGGCACATGTGTATCTGCTGATTTTTGCGGGGCTTTGTATAAAGAATCACAGATTGCTTCTAATATTAGCGAGGTTTTGCCCCCTGTTTCTCCAGGTGAAGGGGCACGAGTTAATTATTATAGAACCAATTCAAATCTGTTGATCTAATTTTGACTAACATTTACCTTTCCTGTAAGTTTATTTAGGCTTAGCAAACAGCCTGTTCCAAAAGGCAAACTAGCATCATCATCTTGCATTTTCTTTAAATTATTCTTTTTTACAGGAGCCCGATGATGAAATCCAGAAACTCGCTCTTTTTCTACAGTTGACCATAAATCAATCAAATCTTGAACATTGTTTTCAAACCAAAATTGGTTTCTTTCAACCAAAACACAGCTAAATATTTCTGATTTCCAATAGCAATTTTTTATCCACATGTATCCATATTCTTTGCTTTGCATTAAGTCCAGCATATTAGTTTCCCACTCTGCAAACTCATCTTCATTCATTTGAATAGGTTTATATACGTATTTAGGGTTTCCAGCTTTATCATTAAAATATAAGATTATACCTTTTTTTTCATCATTATTGCTTAGAAGAAAGGTTCCATCTTCTTTAAATTGTTCATAAGAATCATATTCGACAAATTTATTTTCAAGAAAATCACATTCTTCTAGCTTACATGTCTCCATTTGCATTTGCATTTGAACCCAATATTCTTTTTTAGGTATTCCATCTATTTCACGATTTACAATATTTTTAATTTCCAACATTCTACCATATCTTGGGGAGTTCTTATCTACATTAATTCCATCTGGAGAAGCTCCCAAAAAAGAGTACTTGTCGTGTTGTATGCATCCAAAATCTTGTATTTTTGTTTTATATGTATCTTCATACAACATTACTGAAACAGGCTCATATTTTTGACCATGGTGTAGTGTTGTGTTAATATTTACAGGGCGATTTGGGGCAGTTGTAATGTTTATAATTTTAATAATTGTTTCCTCTTGTCCTTCTCCTATTATTTCATTATTGCATTCTAGTTGTGGCAACTTGATATTACATTTTTCATAAATAAGTTGATTCTTTGTAGCATCATTTTCAAATGCCTTATACGCATTGCTAGCAGTAATTAAATTTTGACGAAAATCATACCACTCTTTAGATCTTTGTACAGGTTGAGGTTTTTCCTCCAAATACTTTAATTGTTGCTCAAGTTGTTGTATCATTTCTGGAGTTAATCGTCTTACAATTTTTGATTCTTTGTGCGATCTTCGAGGCATAAATGTTTCAAAAAATTGATCCATTGAGCAGTTCAATATATCATCAAATTCGTCTTCAGCTTCTTCTGTAAAAAATGGATCTACTTTAAATTGTTCAACCATTAATTCTTTTATACTATCAAAAAAAGTTTCTTCAAAATCTGGTTCAGCTATTCCTTTTACATTATCTTGTATATATAGCTCCATCACATGCAAGAATTCATCTGTAAGTTCAATGACGGCATCTTCATTAAAATATCTAATATCTTCTTCGCTATCTACCGTAATTTCGTCCAGGATATTCACCAATTCACCTAGATCTTTAAGCTGCATTGATTTAGAATAGTACCTACTATTATATATATTGAAGTATTTTTATATTGATTCTATATAATATATATTTAACAAAAAAGTAGTTTATATTTTTATTTTTATTTTTAGGTATTTTTAATAGTTTGAGCTAGCAAAGGTGTTTGATTTTGCAACAGACACTATTGAACGTATGACGTTATTAAGTGCATCCATATTTGCAGGATTAGAACAATGCCCCTTTGTAATATTGGATCCACTTAGTGCATGATGGTATAAAACAAATTTGTCATTGTATTTTTTCTCAAAGTCAAGCAATTTTTGATAAGATTGTACACTCATTTTGGCAAAACTGGCTCCTTGACAATACATGATTACCATGGTTGTATCATAGATGCATTCTGCATCATTTTTCTCTTTAACGATCCAAACTGGGTTTCTTGAAACAAACCCACCAGTAATTTCTCCTTCCTTATAATTAATAACAACGTATTTTTGCTTTATACCAGTGCGAACTTTATCAATTGCAAGTTGTTCGTTGCACTTTTTGGATTCAACTTTTGGAAGAGGTTTTGGCGCAGGCATTTGAATTTGAATAGGTATAGTTTGAAATAGAGTTTGTTTTGGCCCTTGTTCTTCCTCTTTGTTATCTTCATCAAAATCTTCGTACTCCCATGCATTCCAATCGCACGAGCCTTGTTCAGGACACTGTCCTGGCGCTTCATTTCTCCACATCCATCCTGAAGAGTGCGTTAGATTAGGATAAAGGGTCTTATTATTTTTTGGACCAAATTCTATACCAATTCCATGATTTCTGTTTTCATCTTCACTAATGTTTGGGTCATATGCGTTATTCATTTCTGCAAGCAAAATATAGTAGTCTTTTTTACCAAACATGCCATAACCTTCATAATTTTTCTCTTCCCAACAATTTCCCTTGTTATCCCACATATAACAAGTTCTACATGGAAATCTTTTTGTGCCATAGCCTGACATAATAATGGATCTATTTGTATCATTTGTAATCCAGCTAAAGCACCCCATATTGTGACGCGAGTTAATTGTCTTGCGTCACAATATTTTCATTCAATTTTCTACTTTAATATTTTTGTTTTGTTTTTTTATTTGCAGATCTAGTTATCTTCATCCGCATCATCATCATTTGCACCTTTTTTAATAGTTCCACGAGCTTTCTTGGGAGGCAAGCTTTTCAATGTAGAAACGCGCTTGTCAACATTTTTCAATGTAAAATGCCTTGAAGACTTGTTATAAAAAAGAGCGGGAATATTTTTAATTGCTCCAGTTTCCTTATCATATACAACATCTTTTACGCGACTCAACTTTTTTCTATCTAAACAATCTTTTAAAAACTGGATCAATAATTCACTCTCTGTTTCATCTAATTCTTTTTCTTTGCAGTAATCTTCTGCAAATGAAAGCATTTTTTTAGTTCTAACTGTTTTATCTAATTTTGACCAAGGTTCTTTTTGGTTATTATTTTTTTCATCCTCAAGAAATTTCTCCAAATTAGAGAGATCGCTAGCAGATGTAGTTTCTTTTAGAGGGGCTCCGTGCAAAAGCATAGTCTTGTATTTAATATTTTTGAGATCAATGCACTCTTCTTCTTTTATTTTTTCAACCGATGAATCCATTATATATGATATACTCTCTTTAAGTTTAACTCCATTTTTTACAATATATTATATGTCTAACTATATAAAATTATGTTTACATTATAATATAACACGTGCAATATGGATACATTTGGGGTTTCATCTAACAATAATGAGAAGAGTGATATTGATGCAAAGAATCACGTATTTATAGATGCAGGTCAAAAGGTTATAAATATAACTGGAACTGCAAATAGATATCAAATTAAAAAAATGACTGTACCAAAGGTGTCTAAAATACGCGTTGCTAGTAATAATTGGAATATTGGTGCAGATGAGTTGACGCATGAATGTCAACTAAAAATGATAAATGATTTAGATAAGGGAAATATACATGAATATGGACAACTTATTGCAAAACAAATTGATACCAAAATAGCTTCTTATAAGCAACAGGACATTTTAAAAAAACGACTAGATGAATTAAACTTTATTACATATAAACAAATTTTAAACCAGTTAAATGATAGTAAACTATTGTGTAATTATTGTTCATGTCAAATTTTTATATTGTATGAAATTGTGAGAGAGTTGAAGCAATGGACTCTTGATCGTATAGACAATGATAAAGGCCATAATATGGGAAATGTTGTCATTGCTTGTTTGGATTGTAATATAAGGCGCAGACGTAAAAATAAGGATGATTTTATGTTTACCAAGAATTTGGCCATTGTAAGACAAGGATTTACATGTGACCCATGATATTGACGATTGATTTACAATAATTGCAATAAAAAATGATAAATACTTTGTTTTAATAGAATAGAATAGATTTATGAAAGAATGGAAATGGAGCAATGGAGATATTTATGAAAAATCCCCGAGAATTTTTAAGCAATGCTCTGGCGAAACCGAGGTTATTAAAACGCAAGATTACTATAATAATATAGTTGTTGATAATCGTGGCAGTGCATTGCAACAATCACTTGAAATGTTTGATGGTATTACTTCTTTAGGGAATGATCAAACGCCCGCTTTTCTATATACTCCTGTTGAACTAAATAAGCGCGAATCATCTTATAATAAAATAGCAGATCGCGATATGTTTATGCAAGTTGGAGCAAATCCCTTTTTACAAAATAATAACTATGTAAATGACATTTTGGTACAAGACCGGTTTTTAAAGCCTGTTAGTACGTCAATGGAAAAAGAACGCAGGGAAGAAAAAGATTATGAAAACTCGCAGGGATCAACACAATATTCGGCAAATTTTGAATAAAAATATATAAACGGTGGTTAAAACAACTTAAATAAGTAATTGAATGATGTAATAAATAGAGCATGTCGGCTTCTGCTTATTCTACGCAAAATGATCTATTGTTAAAGAATCTTATGGATTTTTACAAAGACGAGAAAATGTTAAAAAGAATGTTGTCTATTATAACTGGTGAATCGCGTATATCTTTGCGGATTGTTGATTGGTTTGCAACTAATTATGCTAAGAAATATTATACTTTGTATGAGTATACCGATGATGTGGGTCTCTGCAGACGATTTAAGGTGTATATTGATTACAAGCTGAAGTTAAAGGCTTATAGCAAAAAAAGATTTGACCCTTTTTGCAGGTGGGAACGCATTAGCATTCCATATATAGAAGATAAATGCATTGAGACCACGATTGGACAATTAAATTTTTTCAAATGGGCTCTAGAAAATCGCGTAGTTGATTATATTGAGACTAATTATGATGTTATTGAGAAAGACATGAACACTCGCAATAGCACATCCAGGCGCAAAGAGGAATCTGGTGTAGAAGTTGTAACAAATACTGTAAGTTCAAATTCCAAGACGAGAAAGAAGCGAGAAGAATTGTCCGTGTCTGCAACCAAGAGTATTAAAAAAGAGGAGGTTGAAATTGTCGTTAATTTTAATTAAATTGTTTGTTTATTAACTTTGCAAAATAACAAATTTTAAAAAATTTGTTATTTTATACATATTTAACATGGTTATGACTATTACATTTGGCAAACCATTTTTTTATATTTTTAGAAAATATGGTTCCCCCACCCCAAGAATTACTAAGTATAATATCTCTTGTAATTACAGTAGTTTCATCTATTAAAACATTTATTAAGGTAGCACCAATTAAATTAACATTAGTTAAATTAGTTCCACGTAAATCAACATTGAGAAAATTAATATCTCTTAAAGTAGCATTAGATAGATTGACTCCAGCTAAACTGACTCCAACTAATGTAAGTCCCGATAAATCCGCTTGAGGGCCCATCAAACATTTTTCTATTATTTGCCAATTTTTTGGTAGTTTTTTAGGTGTTCCAATTATACCACGACCATTAACTCTAGATAAATTTGCGTTAGATAGGTCTGCATCAGTTAAATTAACATTAATTAACCTTGTGCCAAGCATACAAATATTAGATAGATCTGCTCCAGTTAGATCAATATCAGTTAAAGTGGCATGTCTTAACTTGATATCGGGACCTATTAAACAACCAGATGGCTCCCCAGATGAAGAAGCAATAATAAATTGCCAATGTTTTGGTAGTTTTATATCTTGTGCTTGTATATTATATACTTTAATTCCATTTAAAATAGCATTAGATAGATTCGCATTATTTAAACTAGCGCAGTATAATTTTGCACAGGTCAAATTAGCGCCAATTAAGATCGCATTAGTAAAAATAGTTTTATTAAAATTTGTTTTTATTAAACAAGCACCAGTTAAATCTGCATTACTTAATTTAGCTTGAAGTGCGTAAGCATTGTGTAAATTGGCATTAATTAATTTAGCGTTAGTTAAAATAGCATTGTGTAAATTAGAATTACCTAAATTAGCGGAAGTTAAATCAGCACTACTTAAATTAACATTAGATAAATTAGCACTGCGAAAATTAGTGTTAACTAATTTAGCATTATTTAAAATAGCATCTTTTAAATTAGCACGACTTAAATCAGCACTAGATAAATCAGCGTTAATTAGATTAGCGTTAGTTAAATTAGCGCTGATTATATTAGTGTCAGTTAAATTACAATTAATTAAATAAGCACCTGTCAAATTTGCCTTGCTTAAATTAGCACCAGTTAAATTAGCATTAGTTAAATTAGCGTTGGTTAAATTAGCGTTAGTTAAATTAGCGTTAGTTAAATTAGCACCAATTAAATTACAATTAGATAAATCAGCATCATTCAAATCAGCACTAGATAAATCAGCGCCGCAACCGACTAAATAACCTTTTCGTAATGTCCAACCAATGGGTAATTTTTTGGGCTCTCCAGTTATGTTGCCACTTTTAACTCCATTTAAATGAGAACCTGTCAAATCAACACCAAACAAATCAACGTGAAATAAATTGGCACCTGTCAAATCAGCATAAGTAAAAGACCTATTAGTAAAATAACCACTATAAGATAGATTAGTGCCCATAAAATTGCTACCACCAAAATATTTTTCGTCAGAATAAACATGCACACCATAGAAAGATGCATCAACTTGACACGCACAGCCATATGTCACAAAATCGTTTACATGTACGTATGCTTTGTGTCTATTTTTATGGCCAAACGTTTTTTTAACAGCTTTATTGTTTAATAATACACTATTGCTCATTAAACTATAATAAATAAATTTATTAAATTTTTAAAATATTTAACTTTTGTAAAAACTGCAAATAGTTTAAAAATCAAAAAACGTTGCTTCTAAAAAATCTTCGCATTGTTTAAAATAAGATTCTGCATTTTGGAATATAATTGCTTCATTAATTGTGGTATTCTTATTTATTTTAGTAGTTTTATCTATGATACCATTTTTAAAATATACACGTCTTAAATTGCAACTTTGCAATTTGGAACCACTTAAATTAGCGTCTGTTAAATCACTTCCATACAAAACTGCTTTTTCTAAATTAGCACTAGTTAATTTTGTACCCATTAAATTGCAAGAGGACATAGTAGAGTTTTTTAAATTAGTATTACTAAGATTAGCTAAAGATAAATTACTGTTATTTAAATTAACGTTTTCTAAATTAGCATTTGATAAATTAATTCCTTGCAAATTTGATTGATCTAACATAGCACCAGGTCCTATTAAATAACCACGAATTAATTGCCAATCAGTTGGCAACGGTAAAGTTTTAGAATTCATAATTATGTTGCCGCTTGTAACACCAGTTAAAATACAATCAGTTAAATTTGCATCAGTTAAATTTGAGCCTGTTAAAATTGCATTTTTTAAATCAACGCCAGTTAAATTGCACCCGCTCAAATCAGCATCAGTTAAATCTGCTTCAGGTCCTATTAAATATTTGTTAAATAATATGTAGCCGTTGGGTAATTTTTTGGGGTTCCCAATAATTCTACCGGTTTTAACATTAAAAAATTTAGTTTTTTGGGTTCTTCTTAAAACATTTGAGTCGTAAAAAATACCTCCATTGGTCAAATTAGCTCCAGTTAAAATAGCTTTACTAAGATCACAGTTAATTAGCGTTGCATTTTCTAATATAGCATTTGTTAAATTACACCCAGATAAAGTTGTATAATTTATAATCGCATTTGTTAATTTTGCACTAGTTAAATCTACATTATCTTTAAACCAACAACTATTTAATTTAATTCCAGTTAAATCAGCACCAGTTAAATTTCCTGAAAAGGTAAAATTTGATAATGTAGCACCCGATAAATTTGCATTTGTTAAATCAACATATGGGGCTATTAAATAGCCATTATATATTACCATATCTTTTCCTATTTGATCAAGATTTTCTGTACTATTCCAAGTTAAATTACCACTTTTAACTCTAGTTAAATTAGTGTTATTTAAACTAACACCCTCTAGATTAAATCCATTTAAATTAACATCTGTTAAATCAATTCCTGGACCTAATAAATAACCATTAACTATCTTAGAATCATATGGTAATATTTTTGGAGTTCCAGTTATTTTTCTAGCTTTAACTGCTGTTAATTCAACATCTGTAAAATTTGCGCCTTCTAAATTTGATCCAGACAAATCCGCTCCAGTTAGATCATTGATCAATTGTAAACTAATGTCATTAAATACTTTTTTTGTATAATTATTAGTAAAATAAGATAATGCAGCTCCAGGCCCTATTAAATAACCTGTATTTGTTACGATCCAATTAACTGGTAAACTTGCAGGCGTTCCTTTTATTTTGCAATATCTAATACCATTATTGTAACTTATGATTGTAATAATATTTTTTTTGTCCTTTTCTTTTTTTTCATACACTGTTTTTTCAGCAAAAATAACGTCAGCTAACGTTGCTTTATGTAAATTAGTTTCATTTAAAAGAGCACCATACAATTTAACCTTGGTTAAAACAGAATTTTCAAAATTAGCATTTGTTAAATCTGCGTCGGTTAAATCAGCATCAGTTAAGGTTAAGTTGTTTAGAACTGCATCTGTTAAATTTGCTCCTGGACCTAATAAATAACCATTGTAAAAAGACCATTTCTTGGGAAGTATTGTATTATTATTTTTAGTTATTCCACCACTTTTAACACCAGATAACTGACATTTACTTAAATCTAATTCTGTTAAATCAATACCGGTTAAATCAGCGTCAGGTCCAATTAAATACTCTCCTACTAATTTCCATTTTGTGGGCAATTTTTTTGGTATTCCAGTTATTTTACCACTTTTAACACCCTTTAAAATAGAATTTGATAAATCAATATCCTCTAAATTTGCACCGGTCAAATTAGCATTAGTTAAATCAACGTATGGTCCCAGTAAATAACCATTTGACAGCCCCCAATGTTTTGGTAAACCTAATGGTTTTCCTGTTATGCCACCACTGTAAACGCATATATTATAGATATTTAACAGAACACTCGTTAAATCAAGACCGTCTAAATTAGCTTTGTATAAATTTGCTCCAGGACCTATTAAATAATCTCCAATAAGTTGCCAATCCTTGGGTAAAATATAGTACCCTTTTAAAGCTTTTCCATTTTGAAGGTTTCCACTTTTAATTCCCTTTAAAGTAGCACCATTTAAATTAATATTAGTCATATTAATCCCTGTTAAAATAGCATCCAACATATTTGCCCCAGTTAAATTAGCGCCTGTTAAATTAGCATTAGTTAAATTAGCTCTAGACAAATCTGTTTCCATTATTATAGCATCTGTTAGATCTGCACCAGTTAGATCTGCGTCAGTTAGATTTGCACCAGTTAAAATTGCACCAGCCAATTTTGTGCCTCGCAAATTAGCTCCAGCTAAATAAGCTCCAACTAAATTAGCGCCAGGTTCTATTGTGTAACCATTGATAATTAATTTATCGCCCATTTAAATTATATTAAATGGAAAGATTATATATATTGCAAATTTTTTAACAGAAATTTGCAATATTATTTTTTAATGCATAAATTCATTTATACAAATTGTATATTTATATTTATTATTAAACAAAAACGGCTTGTGAGTAGTCTGCACAAATTTTAAAATACTGCTCCACATTTTTAGAGATAACTGCATTTTTAATTTGTGTATCTTTGCTCACTTTAGTAGTGCCATCCATTATAACATGTTCTAGTTTAGCATAGCTTAAATTAGCTCCATGCAATTTAGCTCCTTTTAAATTAGCCTCTCTTAAATCAGCATTAACTAAATTTGCACAAGTTAATGTAGAATTGTTTAGTTTTCCGCGGAATAAGTTGGCATGTTTTAAATCAGCACGATAAAGCCACATATTAGTCAAATCACATGTAAGCCAAACGTCCTGAAATTTATTGGGGTTATTGAATAAATAGCCATCTTTTAATTGCCAATATGTAGGTAATTTTTTGGGGGTTCCGCGTATCATGCAACTTCTAACACCGCTCAAATGAGCATTAGATAAATCTAAACCATCCAAATTAGCAAAAGATAAGTTAACATTGGGTCCTATTAAATAACCATTAAGTAAGATCCAAAGTTTAGGTAAAATTTTAGGTTTTCCCTTTATATTACCGCTTTTAATTCCAGCTAAATTAGCACCTGTTAAATTAACACCTTCTAAATTGGCACCATTTAAATCGGCCCCGCTTAAATCAATGTGGGTTAAATTCATATTTTTAAAATTAGCCCCAACTAAATTAGCATTATTTAAATTTGCCCAAATTAAATTAGCGCTAGTTAAATCAGCATTCCTTAAAATAGCACCAGTTAAGTTAGCTCCAGGTCCCAACAAATATCCTTTGTACATTTTCCAATGTACAGGTAATTTTGTAGGTCTTCCTTTTATATGGCCACTTTTAATTCCTGTTAAACGTGCACAATCTAAATTTGCACCACTTAAATTTGTGCAACTTAAATTAGCACCAGTTAAATTACTCCCAATTAAAAGAACTTCACCTAAATTAGATCCAGTTAAATCGGCATCAGTTAAATCAACTCTAGGTCCTACTATACAAGAATTGAGTACCTTATAATAACGTGGTAAGCTTATAGGAGTGCCAAATATTTTACTACTTTTAACATTTTTTAAAGTCACATGAGATAAATTTGCACCAGATAAATCAGCTCCTGTTAAATTAGAACCATTCAAATTTGCCTTAGTCAAATTAGCATTGGTTAAATTAGCACCAATTAAATAAGCATCAGTTAAATTAGCTCTAATTAAATTCGCTTCAATTAATGTAGAGTAATTTAAATATGCACCAGTTAAATTAGCCATTGTTAAATTATCCTTTGTCAAATTAGCATTAGTTAAATTTGCTTCTTGTAAATTAGCAGAGTGTAAATTAACATCATGAAAATCAAGTCCACTCAAATCAACTCCAGGTTCTATTTTATGACCATTTACAACTAATTCTTCATTAGATTGCATTTTATTATTTTTTAAAATATTTTCATGCATATGATTATAAATATTAGCTAGATTATATTTTTATATTTTTAAAAGTTTTTAATAAATTTTTTTACACCTTTGCACATTGTCACTTCGTAGAAAATGCGCAAAGGTGTAAAATGTATATTGCTTTTACACCTTTTAACATTTCAAATGCCGACCTTTTGAAATGTTAAAAAGTGTAAATAAATAATTATTAATTTCAAAATAATTATTTGTTATATTACACAAAAAAGTTTTACGTGTTTTCTTTTTTTGGTAGATAAATTATATATTTATTTACATTTATATTTATTATTAAATAAATGTGGCATCTTTATAATATGCGCAATTTTCAAAATATTGCTGCACATTTTTAGATATAACCGCGTATTTTATTTTTGTATTTCTTGGAAATTTAAAAGGGTCATTTATTTTAACATTTATTAATCTTGCATACATTAAATCAGCTCCACTTAAATTAGCTCCACTTAAATTAGCTCCAGTTAAATCAGCTTCACTTAAATTAGTTTTTCTTAAATCAGCTCCACTTAAATTAGCTCCAGTTAAATTAGCTTTATTTAAATTACTAGGGATTAGAATGTTATGACCCTTACGAATACTAATAACAGTAACTAAACTAGCTCCACTTAAATCAGCTCCACTTAAATCAACTTTACTTAAATCAGCTCCACTTAAATTGGTGTTAGTTAAATTGGCGTTAGTTAAATTGGCTTCAGTTAAAGTAGCTTTGGTTAAATCGGCGTTAGTTAAATTGGCTTCAGTTAAAGTAGCTTTGGTTAAATCGGCGTTAGTTAAATTGGCTTTAGTTAAATTAGCTCCGTTTAAATCAGCACCACTTAAATCAGCGTCGCTTAAATCAGTACCACTTAAATTAGCTCCAATTAAATTAGCACCACTTAAATCAGCACCACTTAAATCAGCTATATTTAAATCAGCACCACTTAAATCACCACCACTTAAATCAGCGTCTCTTAAATCAGTACCACTTAAATCAGCTCCGCTTAAATTAGCACCACTTAAATTAGCGCCAATTAAATTAATTCCGCTTAAATTAGCACCACTTAAATTAACGCCACTTAAATCAGCACCACGCAAATCAGTTCCTTTGCCTATTAAATAACCTTTTTTTAATATCCAACCATCAGGCAAGTTTTTAGGCTTTCCAGTTATATTGCCGCTTGTAACTGCAGTTAAATTAGCACCACTTAAATCTGCACCATTTAAATCAGCGCCATTTAAATTAGCTCCTTCGCCTATCAAATAACCTTTTTCTAATATCCAACCATCAGGCAAGCTTTTAGGTATTCCAGTTATGTTGCCACTTTTGACACCGTATAAATAAGCCCCACTTAAATCTGCACCGTTTAAATTTATACCATTTAAATCAGCATCTCTACCAATTAAATATTTGTTCAAAAATATCCAACCATCGGGCAATCGTTCAGGAGTTCCAGCTATGTTACCACTTTTAATTCCAGTTAAATTAGCATAACTTAAATTAACTCCACTTAAATCAGCGCCGCTTAGATCAGCTCCACTTAAATTTGCATCTATCCCAATTAAATAATTTTTTACTAATTTCCAACCATCTGGCAAACTTTTAGGAATTCCAACTATGTTACCACTTTTGACACCAGTTAAATCAACTCCACTTAAATCCATTCCACTTAAATTAGCACCACTTAAATTAGCTCCTTCGCCTATTAAATAACCTTTTTCTAATATCCAACCATCAGGCAAGCTTTTAGGTATTCCAGTTATATTACCACTTTTGATACCAGTTAAATGAACTCCATATAAATAAGTTTCAGTTAAATCGGCTCCATATAAATCAGCTTCGGGACCTATTAAGACTCCCCGGGTATAATTAGCAGATTGTATACAGTTCCAATTATTTGGAACAACTACATTATTAACATTTCCTACAAGTAGATTGGACCCTTTAATACCTGTTAATATTGCATTAGAAAAATTTGTATTAATTACACGGGCACCAGTTATATTCTGATAGCTTAAATCTGCACCACTTAAATTAGCATCACTTAAATTAGCTCCTGGGCCTATTAAGAAACCATTAATTAATGACCAATCAATAGGCAATCCTATAGGTATACCGGTTATGTTACCACTTTTAACTTTAGTTAAATCTACATTAGTTAAATCTACATCATTTAAATCAACGCCTGGTCCTATTAAAAATCCATCGGTTAAAATCCAACCAATAGGCATTTTTTTAGGATTTCCAGTTATATTGCCACTTTTAATACCTGTTAATAATGAAAAATAACTATTTAAAACAGCTCCCTTTAAATTTGTACCAAATAAATTTGCATTATTTAAAAGTGCGTCTGTTAAATCTGCATTTTGTAAATCTGCATTAATTAAATCGGCGTTTTGTAAATTTGCATTGCGACCTATTAAAAAACCATTGCGCAATATCCAGCCATTTGGCAATTTTTTTGGTATTCCAATTATATAACCACTTTTAACATATTTTAATTCTGTATCAGTTAAATCTGCATCAGTTAGATCTGCACCAGTTAAAGTTGCATAATTAAAATTGACTCCAGTTAAATTTGCTCCTTGAAAACTTGTACCAGTTAAATTAGCAGCAGATAAATCAGCACCAGTTAAATCAACATTTTTCAAAACAGCATTGCTTAATTCAGTTCCTTGTAAATTGGCGCCAGGTTTTATTACATAGTCATTAATAATCACTTCACTGTTGTTAGATTGCTTTTTATTTTTTGTCATTGTCAAAACTTTGTTGTTCATTAAAGTTATAAATATTATATAGATTATAATATTGTAAAAATGTAACCATTTCAATTAAGATAATACACTTTTCACTAATGCAAATAAAAAATAAAACATAAATAGTTGCGCGAAATAGTAATAAAGAAACAATAATTTAAATGTATATAGACACTTAAATTATGGGCAATGCTCAAACAATGCAAAAAATTAGTTTTGAGGATATGCAAATAGCAATAAAAAATAAGGAATCTTATATAATTATTAATACCCTTCCAGAAGGAGAACAGTTCTGTCTTATTTTTAACTCTATTCATTGTTCAAGGGAAGAAGCCTTGATCAATAATCATATTCGCGGAACAAAACAGGTAAAGATCATTGTCTATGGACGGAATTCCAATGATGAAAAAATATATAAAAAATATCAACAGCTAATGCAGCTAGGGTTTTTAAATGTATATGTTTACATGGGTGGGCTATTTGAATGGCTTTTATTACAGGATATTTACGGCTTTGACGAATTCCCCACAACGCAAAAACAACTGGATTTTCTTAAATATAAACCCCCACAAAGGTTGAATGTGTCTCTTCTGGAATACTAAAATTTTTACTCTTTACAAATCTCAAGATCTAGTCCATCATTTGATAGTTCATCCGCTCGCTTATTATTTTCTCTGTAAACATGTGTAAATTCTATTTTGTCAAAAGCTTTTGCAGTGTCATTTGCCTCCAAGTATAATGGATAAATATTTGGCGATTTAACCTTGTAAATCTTTTTCATTTGCTTTATAACAAGATCACTATCACCGAGAACATCTAGATTTTTTATTTTTAATTTAATTGCAGTTTTTAATCCTAGAATGAGTCCAGAATATTCGGCGTAATTGTTTGTCACATTTGCGCCAACAAATGTTGCACCAGCCCAGATTTCTTCTTGATCTTTGTATATTACGGCACCTGCTCCACCTCTTCCTGGATTGCCCTTGCTACATCCATCAAAGTTTAATGTATAAATGGGATCAGTTGACACCACTTTTAAAAACGCTTCACAACCTTCAACAATGGGCAAAACCTTGTTTAAACTCATTTTCAGTTTCATCTGTTATGGTATGGTATATCTTTTTATATTATTTATACAAAGATATAGTACATTTGTTTCATTTTTTTATTTTATATGTAGTCGCATATTTGCGTCTTAAATTCATTTCCAGTTTTTACAACTCTAAATGGTTTGCCACAACCATATATTTTTTTCTCTTTTACATATCTATCACATTCTTCTTTTGGTGCATGAGGATTTATTTGTTTTTCACTTTGTTTTAAGACTCCGTGTCTAAAAATGCAGCAATTTAATTTTTCTAGTAGAACAATTTCTTCACAATGTGGGCAAAAAACTACAAGTGGCTCTTTTAATTCTTCATTAACCGGTACAATAAAGTTTTCATCTGTAGTTGGATTGCTCATTGTAATTATAATATATAATATATAAACAAAAAATTTATACTGTTTGTATTATAATATTTATCTGTTAGTTTGGATTAGGGTTTCAATTGAGACATGGTTTACCGAATAAACTCTTTTATTTCCGTGATCCACTGTTTCAAATAATCGCTGTTTTCAAAAATGTCAATATTTCCATCTAGCACCAAATCATGATCCCTTGCAAATTCGCTAGTCTTCATCATATTCTCATGATACTCGTGACAATTTTCCAAATAATTAAGCGGGATTCCCTCCTCGCCAGTTCTAGAACGATTCAAAATGCGATCAAAGCATGTAGTTGGATCCGCCTTGACATAAATAACCTTGGAAATTGGACATTCCTCTGCAAAATCATCAAACCATCTCAAGTAAATTTGATAGCATACGTCCTCCATTCTTCCCATCTCGTACAACATTTTTGCAAAGACAAACCGGTCTGTGTACAAACTGCGTTCGGTAATAATTGTAGCTCCTGGGTTCGTCTTGATTGCATTTCTTAGCAATGACAGACGCGAAATATATGCCATCATCTGAAATGGGAACGAATATCGTTCTTGATCTCCGTAAAACTTTTGCAACATGGTCTGGTCATAATCGTCAACAATTTTTTCCCATTCATCAACTGGTTCTTTTAAAAAGATGACATTTGGATCATCCTTGTATTCCTCTCGCAGATTTTGCAAAAGTGTGCTCTTCCCAGAGCCAATGTTTCCCTCAATAGTGATAATTTTGCCCGCTGCTGGAGGTTCTTTATCCAATGAAACAATAATCTCATCTTCACTTGGCACACCGATTGCATCATTGGCAAAACAAGAGAAGAACGACCTGATAGCTTGAATTCCCGACATAGTTATATATATGTGTGTACTGCTGCTTTTATAACGATTTAAATGTTTATTATTTGTTTCAATTTTAATTGGAAAGTTTGCACTTTTTTGCCATGCGTCTTCGCATAACGGGCCAAGGTTCATAAGTCTCCTGATATTTTTCAAATGCTTTTTCGCATGCTTCATTGTCTTTCAGCAATCCATTTTGTTCCAACTCTTCACATTCCTTAGAAAATTCAAAATCTTGTTCCATGTGTTCCCAATATGGATCATATGGATTATCGTCAATATATTTATCACATTGTTCACAACAACCAACTCCTTCAACATCCTTATAATTACCTACATAATTTTTGCATTCACATTGTCCGCCACTGCATTTTTTCCCTCTTATTGCAACTTTTTTAGCCTTTGTTTTTGGGTTTTGGTCTTTTTGTTCCATTACAAATCAGTTTGCAAATGTTTTATTTACACCTTTTTTCATTTCAAACGCCGATTATTTTCAATAAAATTAACAATTTATATAACAATAATCGTGTTTATAAATAATTCGTTTATATAATACAATATAATATAATACAATACAATATTATATTAAGAAATGAAAATAGTTGATTGTTTTATTTTTTATAATGAATTAGATTTATTAACATATAGATTTAATTTGTTAAATAATATTGTAGATTATTTCATAATTGTAGAATCTACACATACATTTATTGGTAAAGAAAAAAAATTGTTTTTTAATGAGAATAAACATTTATTTGAAAATTTTAGAAATAAAATAATACATATTATTGTAGATGATTTTCCATATAAATATCCTAATGTAAATATTGGTGAGAATGATGTATGGAATAATGAATTTTTTCAAAGAAATGCTATTTCACGTGGCATAAATTATATTAAAGATTTATCTCAATATGATGTCATAATAATATCAGATTTAGATGAAATTCCTGACCCATATACATTAGATAAAATCAAAAAAGGTGATATAATAGTTAATATTAACACACTTGAAATGGATTTATATTATTATAATTTAAATACAAGATATCAATCTAAATGGCTATTGTGTAAAATTATATCATATAAAAATTACAATGAATTAAATATAAGTTGTAATGATATTAGAAATAAACAATGTTCTAATATTTTAAATGGTGGTTGGCATTTATCTTACTTTGGTGATAAATACTTTATTCAAAATAAAATTCAAAATTTTTCGCATCAAGAATTAAATAATGCTAATTATACGGATTTAGACAAAATTGAAAATAGAGTAAAAAATTATAGTGACTTATACGATAGAGATTGTTGTAAATTTGAGAAAATTAAAATAGAAAATAACACATATTTACCCCCAGATTATGATAAATATTTGAATAAATATTATAATTAAAAATATTTAATCGGCATTTGAAATGTAAAAAGGTGTAAAACAACGCAGATCAATTTTAAATAAAATAATTCAATTATTATTAATCAGTTATTTACAATGATTTGCACATTTGAATAATTAAACTACATATTTAAAAACTACTAATAAAATATTATCATAATTATTGTGTAACGATGGTATTTTTATTAATGTAAAGGAACAATCTTTATATTGAGTTTCCCACTCTTTAATCTTATCTAAAAATAACGGTTCCTCGTGAAATGTTATATCTTCTATAATATAGTATCCAGATGGTTTTAACTTATGTATACTATTTTCAAAAAAACAAACATTTGCATTAAATGTATGCAAACCATCTTCAATAATAATATCAAAATTTTCTTGTAAACTAGGTTCACTCCACATATATTTTATTGTGAGTTGATCTGTTTGATCGCAATAAAATGTTTTTATTTTATCAGTATTAAATAATATATCTTTGTCAATATCGGCACCAAATATATAAGAATTAGGAAAAAATTCTTGCCACCCATATAAAGATGCTCCTGGAATTCCACTGGAACCCATATTAGATGGAATATTTAAATTATTTGTTCCTAACCCCAACTCAAATACCCTTAGTTTATCTTCACGTATATTTTTAAATATGCTATAATAAAATGTTGTGTAGTTATGCCAACTATCTTTAATGTTTATATCTCCTTTGTCGCTTTTATTTCTTCCCATAATTTCACATAAAGGAGTTGATTCATTTTCATTAAACAAATACTTCATTTATAATATTATATTTTATTTTCATTTTTTCAAATTTTTTAACTTAAAATTTTACAATCTATATTGTGTGGTGTGGGGTTAAAAATAAAATTGAAATGTGAAACGATATAAACACATAACAACAAACTATAATACGCTTAACCGCTAAAGCAAAACCTTTTAAACAATGGATTTAGGTCAAAGAAAACTCACGAAATCTGAGTGGGAAGGGATTGAGATCCCTGTAGCCCAGGATGAAAAAGAAATCCTTCGTTTAATCCTTGGCGGATACGAAGATGTAAATATACGATATAACAAGGCAAGTTCGCTGTTTAACTTGCTCAAGATTGATTTCAGTTCTCAAATGGAGGACTTTCTATATAATAAATATTTTGCAGAAGCGGTGTCTACAATGAAGACAAAGTATGGTCTTGCATTTATTGATGTGAATGCAAATGCTAATGCGAAGATCAAGGGGGCAGATCAAATCCGCATTAGCCAAAATGACCCGTCCAAGTTAACTGCCGAAAACGTCTACGAGTTTCTCCTACTAGAGCACATGAGTCTTTTGTTCAAAGAAAAGGTCATTGGTTCTAAAAAGTGGATGATGCATTATTTGACCCTTTACAAACTTGATAAAAATGTAATTGGTAGACTGAATGCACGCATGTGCAAGATTGTTAAAAGAGTGTTGACCGAGTATGAGAGCGAGATTGATTTTGCCTACATTATTGCCAATGCGGTAGAATTTGTAGAGCAGAACAAGTGTCTAATGAAATACAGTGACACTGTCTTGTATGAGCACCAGAAGACAATTTTTACAACGGTTAAGAACAAGGAGCGCCCTAAGCTAGTTTTGTACATTGCTCCCACTGGAACTGGAAAAACTATGACGCCAATTGGGTTGACAAAGGGCAATCGTGTCATCTTTGTTTGCGCCGCAAGGCACGTTGGTCTTGCTCTCGCAAAAGCTGCCATTTCGGTGGACGTGAAGATTGCATTTGCATTTGGTTGTGCTAGTGCTGCTGATATTCGTCTTCACTATTTCTCTGCTCTAGAGTACACTCGCAACAGGCGCACTGGTGGCATTGGCAAGGTAGACAACTCCGTGGGAGATAAGGTGGAGATGATTATTTGTGATGTAAAATCGTACTTGCCAGCAATGTACTATATGCTTGCATTCAATGAAGCGCAAGACATTATTACTTATTGGGATGAACCAACAATCACCATGGATTACGATGAGCACGCCTGTCACGAGACAATTCACAAGAACTGGAAGGAAAATATGATCCCCAATGTGGTTCTGTCTTCTGCTACTTTGCCAAAGCTTCATGAGCTTACTGAGACGACTACAGACTTTCTGGAAAAGTTTCCAGGTGCGAGCATTTGCGATATTGTTAGTCACGATTGCAAGAAATCTATTCCAATTATTGACAAGAACGGCTATGTTGTTATGCCGCATTACATGAATGAAGACTATGATAAGGTTCGTGGTATTGCCGATCATTGTGAAAACTATCTAACAATTTTGCGATATTTTGACCTGAAGGAGGCGTGTGATTTCATCAAATTCTTGGAAGAGCAAAACTATGTGGCTGCAAATAGTTGCGTTAGAAGGCATTTCACTTCACTGGATGAGGTTGACATAAAGGGAATCAAGCTGCATTACTTGCGCGCCCTGAAAAATATTGTTGCTGGGACATGGGGATCAATCTACATTTACTTTCGGTCAACTAGAATACCAAGGCTTTTGTCAAATGAGTCAGTTGACGGCAAAGGAAATAAGATTAGAAAGGTTGTTAGTGTTGGTCCTGGAACAAGTGTTTCAAACGAAACATTACTAGCATCTAAAAATGCGGGCGCACCATTGACAAAGATGGCGAGTCAACAGATTGTACATACTAGTCAAAGTCAACCAGCTTCTGCAAGTGGCAGCTGCGCTATTTATGTTACCACAAAGGACGCATATACATTGACCGATGGCCCAACCATCTTTCTGGCAGAGGATGTAACCAAGATTGCCAAGTTTTGCATTCAACAGGCAAACATTCCAGCAAGATTGATGGAGGATATTATGGAAAAGATTGAATACAATAACCGTCTTAATGAGCGAATTGATGAGCTTGAAAAAAAGCTGGAAGACTTGACACAGAAAAAGGAGGAGGCATTGGATCTGTCAAAGACGGACAAGTCCACTTATAAATTGGGTGGAAAGAGTGGCAAGGGGGAGAAAAAGACAAAGCAGGGTGACGAGATGGGTGAGTCAAAGGACAAAGGAGTTTTTAAGATTACGGAGGAGCTAAATGTTATGCGAAGCATGATCAAGCCCTGTGTTCTACACGACATCTTTATTCCAAACTCGCAAGAGCATTTGAAGAAGTGGACGGATGGTCAAAATTTTAGAGCCGCGTTTAGAAGTGACATTGATGAGGATACGGTTGTTAAGATTATGACCCTGCACGGAATTGACGATAGCTGGAAAGTGCTATTGCTGCTTGGTATTGGTGTGTTTTACAATCATGAAAATATTACTTATATGGAGATTATGAAGAAATTGGCCGAAGAGCAGAAACTGTATTTGATCATTGCATCCAGCGACTATATTTACGGAACAAACTACCAATTCTGCCATGGATACATTAGCAAAGACATGAACTTGACACAAGAAAAAATCATCCAAGCCATGGGGCGCATTGGTCGCAATAATATCCAGCAAAACTACAGCATCAGGTGTCGCGATGAGGAACAGATTACAAAATTGTTTACGGCCGATCCCGAGAAGCCAGAAGTGATTAATATGAATATTCTCTTTAATAGCAAACAGGTGCGCTGGGTCGGCGGCGAGTTTGTTGAGGCTGGGTAGATGCGCTCATCATTTATGGTAACAAATATTTGCACATTCAATCGGGCTTATGCTATACTGAAAAAAAGGCACTACATACAAATATTTTTTTCTAAAGGGTTTGGGTTTATAGCCTGGGGCCTCGGCACTCGGGACAAGTATTATGTGATCGCGCAACACAGGAATCATTGCATGTTCTGCAAATTCGGTGAGTGCATTGGAAATAACAATGCGTGGTGCTTGAATCAAAACATATAGAGCAAAATGGTGCGTCAAAATTTGGCACTTCGCCAATTGGATTTGGATTTGGATCAACATTTGGAATGGCATTGTTAACGTAGGATGGTTCTTCTTGGACAACATTTTGCCTTAGGTAGAATGCAGTGCATCCGTAGACATTGGAAAATTTTTGCTTTACAGAAATGGTTTCCTCAACTAGTGGTGGTGCATCTTCTGCAAAACCCTGCACATTTTGGCCTGCAATAACGACTTCAATGTCTCTCTCTTCCGCGGAGGTCAACCCTGGAAAATCCCTTTTTGCCCAAGTTTGAACATTTAGAATCATTGTTCTTATGTTCCACTCAGTGGGAATATTATAGACTTTTGTTTCACACGTTCTGGCCAGCTTGAAATAGAAAGACACACAACACATGCCTTCTATATAACGAATTTGGCCTATGTCGTCAGCATTTGCAAGACGCATATTGCTATTTGAAAATGTTGAATGTGGTGGCATTTTGTTTAGCCTATTATTGACGGATTGACTTTAATACTTTTGATTAAAGTAAATCAATTTTTATTTTATTGTTATTATGAAGTTTAAAATATTTGCTTATTTTAACAAAGCATATTAATGATTACTAAAAAATTAAGACCAGATTTTCAGGTTCTATTAGCAAGAGCCAATTATAGATTAATAGAAAATACTGGAGGTGGAGATTGTCTATATTTATCTGTAATAGACGAGTTAAGTAGAGCCGGTCGCACAGATTTAATTGATCTGTCAAGTGTTGCTGATGGATCAGAATTGCCTCTATTTAAAGAAAGACTTATTGACTGTTTGAATCGTTTGACTGATATAGAAGTTGAAAATATTTTTAAAAATAGTAATCCATACTATGATGCACAAAATACTTTTGAGTTTGGTTCTCAAAAAGATAAAATAGCTGAAATGATAAGAAATCCAAATTTTGATGGCCTTGATTCATGGCCAGATGATGGAATGGTAAAATTAATTTCAAAGTGCATTGGGATTCCATTATATGTATTAAGTAGCGAGGGACCAACATTATATGGTTTTGATAGTTCCTATGATTATTCTGGTGAAATAGGAGATCACCTTGGGTTAGTAGCAAATATTGAAGAAACGTTAAACCAACTTAGAGATATGGGGGCGCTATTATTAGCAAATACAGGAAATTTTCATTATGAAGCAACATTATATGATCCAGGAATGAATGAAGGAATGGGAGTTGGTGTTGGCGAGGATGGAGAAATGGATGAAGGTGGAGTTGGAGATGATATCGCTGGTTCTGGTGCAGAGGAAGAAATGGGCGAAGATGAAGATTCAACAGATTTAAACGTGTATAGTTTATTACAAAGATTACGCGGAATTAATCCAGATTTTTGCAATTTGCACCCAGAACTTTGTAGAAAAATAGAAGGTTTAAATGAAGTTGCATTAAAGGCACAAGTTTTAATAGATAAACAATCATCACTTACCAAAGATGAAAAAGGAGGAGAATATACTGGCGCTGCTAGAGTTATTGGTTTAATGCAAAAAAATGAAGGAGGAGGTAAAAATTTATTTTTAGATCCCGATTTATTACAAAGAGATGCAAGAGTTAAAGAACCTGAATCTTTTGTTAAACAACCCGCAAAAGATAAGGCTTCTAAAAAAGGTACAGGAGACCTCCAACCCCAAACAGAATCGCTACCCAGAAATCTAGAAAAAATTTTAGCATTTAAGGACAGAGATGCAACACCTAATAAAACTCTAGCTTCGTCATTGGAACAGGCTCTACTATATTTAAACGAATCATCTCCAATAAAAGCACAACTATATAACACGAGAAAAGATCTAATTGATATTATACGAACTTCCGCCAGAGGTCAATTATCACCAGATGAAAAGCAGTTTGCTGAAGGTTTATTAAAAACAGCGTATGACGATATAGTTCAAAAACATAGAGATGACCCAGAAACACAGTTAATACAACTATTGCTTATTTATGCACCATTTATGGCAAAAGGAATGTCTGATATATCTCAATTTGGAGAAAGCGTAAAAATACAACTTTTAAGAATAATTAAATATCGGCTTGCAAGAAAACAAAAGGAAGAATCGAAAAAAAATTATTTTGATGTAACTAGAAATACCGAAGTTATTGCTGGTTTTAGTTCAGATACAATTGCTGCTGCATTGCAAGTAAATGTACAACAGTTATTTAAAGGTGGAGTTATATCAGTTTTGCCAAGAAAAAATACCAGAGGGCAAACACTTGAATTTTTTGTTCCGTATGAATACATTACTTTAATGAGTGCTATTAAAGATATTATGGCCAGAGATAAACTTACTGGAGTATATATTCCACGCAGCCAAACAATTGGAGAATCTATTTATGATAAAATAGACCGTATATTAAGCGAGTTTTTTAACAGAGTAACAGAAGTTTCACCATTATTTCATAAATATAACACCCTCTACGTTAAAAACGCAAACGAGGTTTTTGAAAAGGCATTTGAACAATATGATATGTTAATATCAGTAATTAACAAAATAGTTCCACGTAAACAATTTCAATCAATAAATAGAAAACTAGAATATATTTTTGGAGATCCGCGTCTTATTGCAGATTTTAAAAATGAGATTCGCGACTTATTTGGATTAAACAGTGTACGCGATGATATATTACATGAAAGAGTTCAGCAAATTTTAACCCGTTTTAGTATTTTAATACAAGAAATTTCTGTACTGGTTGAAACAAATAAAGCAGTTTTAATTAGTGAAACTGAACGCAAACTGTCATCTAGTGAAGATCAAAATACCGAAGAAAGTTTACCAGTATGGTTGGGCCAATTGTATATGACAACAGGATATTATCAAAGCTGTGATGAATTATTTAATGGAGACATTTCAATATTATTTGATAAATATCTTGCTGTTTCTTCCGCTGAAGAAGGAAGTGGAGAAATAGACGTAGATTATGGTCACGATGTAGAAATAGAAATTGTAAGAGAAATAGGAAATAAAGTTGCTAATCTTATGGGTAAAACAGATGGAGACATTAGGAGAAAAGCAGTAAAACCATCTGCTGCTTCTGCTTCTTCTTCTACTGTTACTGCTTCTTCTCTGGCTGCTTCTTCTCTGGCTGCTGTTGGCTCCGGAGGAGGTGAAAGAGGAGCTGGAGGAGGTGATCTAGGTAGACCTAGTAGAACTAGAAAACCAACTGTACCAGTCACATCTTCAGCAATGCAACTTGAAGAAGAAGTAGATAGTCAAAAAGTTGGCGAACGAGATGCATCTGTAAATACAGTTAAAAAAAATAAATGTCTACCAATGGCAATTGGCGCTGTAAGTTCTGGATCATCCGCAAAGGCAGTTTTTGTTGTTAAATATTCACTTAGTCCAGATTCTTGTTTAATGTTTACAGATGATATACCTACTGATCCTGCAATTGGAACTAGATATCAGTGGATAGTTCCGGGTGCAACTGTTTTGGGGTCATTTGATTTTGCATTGGGACAAATTGGAGCCTTTTGGTGGCAAAGAGCATTAAAAAACAATGGAATTCTAAGCAAAGATCAGTTAATAGAAATCATGGAGAGTTATATAAATACAGTAGTTCAAAACGTTCAAACTAAATATGATTCGGCCGCCCCAACTGGTTGTTTTTATGTTACAGTTGGAGATAGAGCAATAAGCGCGCGATTTTTTAAATTGCTATCTTCTAATAAAAAGACAGGCAGAAAAAGAAGTGTTGATCAAACTGATGATGGAAAAGGATTTGTTTTTTATATTTACACAAAAGACTTAGCTGAAGAGTCTAAAAATAATTTAGAATTTTTGCGTGAAGCATGCATTAGACAATATGCACCTACATCTTATGTTTTAAAAAATGGTGCTACCTATGATTTTATTGAAAGATATACAGATATAGTAACAAAATTAAAACGATTAGATGCATTGCTTTTAAAAAATATTAGAACTAAACTTGCACCCGGTGAAAGAGTAGCTTCTAAAGAGGGCCAAGAAAAACAAGCTATTTTATTAAAATGGAAATCAATGTTTATACAACAAACTACTTCTTCAACTACCTTTTCAACTACTTCTTCAACTCCTTTTGAAAATTCAATAAAAGAAATAATTAGAGGTGTAAAAGGATCACAATCAAAAATATATTATTCTGGGTTATTTGATGATATAATTGCAATAATATTACAAGCAAATTTTACAATAAATGATGAAGGAGTTGTAGAGGATCATATGTTAACAGAAGGAGATGTTGAATTTATTAATCTGTTGTTAGATGAGGCAATTCACACGCTTAGTCCACAAGCATGTGCACTTTATGGTTCTTGTGCTGGAGGAAGTGGTGGTAGAGGAGGAGGTACGAAATATACATCATCAACACCTTTTAAAATTACACATAGTTCTAGTAATTTTGCCCCACCAACACCAATTAGAGAAGACCCAGAATATACAGATTTAATTAATAAAATAGAAAACGGGTTAGGCGGTTTAAAAAGTAAATTTTCATATTTAGTTAAAAATATTATTACGCCAGAAAATTATGAACGATACAAGGATGAATCCATCGGTGATATAATTTTAAATTTAATTCTGCCAGATATAGTAAATATTATATTAAACCGTAATTCTTATGCTACAATAACGGATAAAGGATACATAATAGAACAAATAGTTTTTTTGCAACAGGCTAACCCTGGTATAACATTTAATAGTGCTGTTACACTTTTTATTAATCAATATAAAGAGTCTCATCCTTTAAGAGCAGGCAAACCAAGAAGAAAAACCCGACGCAACAATAGTAAAAAAGGAAGAAATGTTACAAAAAAGCAGCATAAAGTCAAATCTAATAAAAAACAACGTACAAAGGGTAAACGTGCAAAAAAATCAAACAAAAAAACTAGAAGACGTTAACTCACTTCTTTAATGTTTCATAATATAACAACAACAATTATAGTATGAAATTTATAAATTATTTTTTCAATTTGCGTTTAAGAGTATAATGACAACCTTTTTTACATCGCTTAACATGTTTTTTAAGATGTCTTTTGGTATGCTTAGGTTTTCTAAATTTTTTTGCGTGTTTTCTAGTAATTTTTGCCTTTTTATAATTGTGTCTTCTTCTTTTGGTAGCCTTCTTAAAAGGAACCCGTTTTTCTTCCTCTGGAACAGTAAAAAACTTGGCAATTAGATCTGTTGTCTCTCCATTTTCAGCTCGCATTTTTTTAACACCCTTTGCCACAGTTTCTTCCTCTCGTTCTTTAAGTTCTTCTTTTTCAAAAACTTTTTTTGCAAAAGCTTTTTCGGCGGGTTCTTCATACTTTTCAATCACAAACTCTAAGTCTTCTAGTTTGGGTTTTGGTTTTGGTTTTGGTTTTGTTTCTGGGTTAAATGCAGATAAGGATGGGATAAATTCACCAGCGCGCTCCAACTCTGCAATGTCCCTTTGCGCTACACTTGGTTTTCCAGGCTCTGGCGTTTTAATCTTCCTCTTAAATGCGGGATCCTTAATAGCCAGATGCTTAAGATCCACATTCTTCTTTTCAGTATTAACATAGATTACCTTGCCATATTTGGGACATTTTATTAGCATGGGTTCTTTGTCGCTCTCTGCAAAATTTACAGTTGGTCCTTCTTCCTCTGTTAAAAGTTCTAAAGTAGATTGGTTCCTAGATACAAGCAAACTGCGACCGCCCTGCAAGTACCCACCAATTGCAAACAGATTTATGCCCGATATTGCATTCATCATAAAGTAAACAGAACGGAATGCTGATGGGCGATCGCCTTGGACTGCCAAACGCAGCGCATTTCCGTTTTCATCATAAGGGACAATAGCATCCTTGCTACTAGTGCTTCTAAAAATGGGTTCAATGCCGTTTTCTGCAATGAATCGTTGGGTCTCTGGGCTTAACTCGCCAAGGTCGTTAATATAGCCACCCCATTGCAGCGCACCTTGCGCTTCTTGAAGCAAATCCCCCAGGTTTTTTAGTGCAGTAGCGCCAAGTAAGGAATTGAAATTGTCATTATTGTTGGTGCTTTGTTCAGGAGAAAATGGTTTGTATTGTAACATGGACCAAAGGCGGCGCACCTTGTCAAACATGTATTCGCGGATTTCTGGTGGAGACAAATCTTTCCACGCAGTATTATCTTCCATTTGTTCGCCATATGTTTTGAAAAATAAGGTTTTCATACGCTGCACAATTGTCTTGTAAACAATGCGTGCCTTCAAGTCTTCCGCATCGGCTACTTTCATTTCAGTGGTATTTACTCGTGCAACATCTTCCTCTGTTTGACCTGGCAACTTAGTCTTTAAAGAAAAGTCAATGGTTGCTGCAATACATTCTTCCCCCGATTCATCCAGGGTTTTGTAAAAGAGTACTGCGCCTCCATAAGACATGTGGGAATTACCGTCTGGAGAATCATATACAAACTCGTAATTGGTTGTGCCAATTTCTTTTGGCTCTGTTGCACCTAGACTTAATGAGCAGTTGTCCATTGCATCCATCATGGATGATCCAGCGCATATAACACCGCGTTTTAATGACTTGTACAAGCCAAAAAAATTTTGTGCAGCCTTGAATTTTTTGCGCAGATCCTCAAACTCTTCATCTGTTTTAGATGTGCGATGAATCTCATTCAATGCATCTGCTTTGTGAAAAAGACTGAGACCACTTAAATTGGATGTTAGTTTGGATGCATTGTCATAGATAAATCTCTTTTTGGGCGCAGGGAAGCGATAAATGCTTGGTTTTGCTGGTGGTTCTTGTGCTGGTTCTGGAGTTACATCTACTGCAACTTCTTCTAATTGTGGGTCATCCTCTTCTGCTTTGGACTCAGGTTCTTCTGCAGCTGGTTCTAGGTCTTCTTTTTGTTCTTCTTCTTTTAAAGCTGCCCCACCAGATTGCACTATATCTGCACGAGCAATGAGAGTTGTATTAAACTTTAAAAGCTCCATAAGGTTTTTAATTTCACGTTTTCTTTCTTCATCAATAACCACTTCAAATGGAGGAATTGCACTTTCCTTGAGGTTTTCAATAACAAGCTCATTAATTCTGTAAGCTGTCTCAATCTGTTCCCTAGTAAGCTGCTTTTTCTCTAATTCAAAGAGCATCTCTAAATTAAAGGTTGTAGGGAAGATGGATGTCTCCTCCATTTTTGTAAGAGTACCACCACGTTGTACAATTTTTCCGCCCTCCATCAATTCTTCTTCCTCCTTATCATCTACAATAAAGTCCTCCAGGTCTTTTGGAACAACATCATCTTCTGGTTTGGACGCATAAAAATCCAGTTCCTTGTCTCTAGTGGGTTCTTCGCGTAGTTCCATTTTATAACCACTGCATTTGTAAAGGTAAACATCCAAGAAATTCTTTAATTTGTCATCAATTCCATTAGCCAAGAAGAGGACATCAGGAAGAACTTCCTTCAACATGTGTTTTAAAATAAGTATTTCGGCCATTAGCATCTCATTTTGTAGACCTTGGTTTTTTAAAAGCTCGTATGAAATGCCGTCAACATTTTCGTCTGTAAAATCTGGGATCTCGGGGTAAATTTGTTGCCATAAGCCTGTTTTTAAGAATATACCTCGTGCAACAGTTGTTAAAAGATTGTTATGCAATATGCCGTATCTTCTACGAACATAATACTTTTTTGTTACATTAATTTGTAAGGGTTCTACTACTGGTACTTCTTCAGCTGGCGCACCACCTTTCTGTCCACTAGATTCTTGTTGAACTGATTCATTATCCTTTTCCAAGGAAGAAAACCTTGTCTTTTTAAATTCTGCAAATTGATCATCTGCCATTCCAGCATATTGTGCAAACAAACTTATAAATCCGTTTAAAACTTCCGCAGAATCTAAAACATCCAACGGATCTTTTTCCGCATTTGTTTCGTAGTATTTTCCGTTTGGAGCCTTATCCAAATAAGCAAACAAAAGCATTGACAAAAAATCACTAAAAATAGACGTCTTTAAAATCATAATCTTTGTCTCCTCGTCTTCCACTTTTGTTTCTTTAAGCACTTCATCATAATAACTTACAAGGCCATATAAAGAGGTTACAATTGAGTAATGCATATCGCATTTATAAAAGGTCTCTGGTGACAACCCTTCTGGGATTTGTGACTTGTAGTCATTTTCTCCCAAAAAAGACGTTGCATAGAGTTTCAATGTAGAAAACATTGTTAAAAAATTGGGATCATTGTTCAAAGACTTGGTAAAATCTTTTATAATTTCTCCATTCAAGGAAGAAAAAACCTGGACAGTAGGGATTTCTTCTTTTGGATCAACTGTTTTTAAGCGAAGAATTAATGATTTTTCTGTTTCTTCTTCTGGTGTAACGGGTTTTAAATGAATAATTAATGGTTTTGCCATCTTGGTTAATACTTCTGTAACTGCGCCACCTTTTTGCTCAACTGATTCTTCCAATGCATCCAACGTTTCATTGTACTTCTTTTTAAAGTTTAAATAATTGAGGACCGCGGGTTCTAGGTCTTCCTTGTCAAAATCGCGTTCAGCATCTACAAATTTTCTGTCATCATACATGAATATTTCTCGCGGACCAGAAAGAGTTTCTACAAGTACTTTCAGGTTTGAATTTCCAATAGTGACTCCCATAGACTCTAAATCGGCGACATTTTTGACAATCCTTTTTAAATATCCATCCTTTGCAAAATTATAGTCATGGCCAAAATCGTGCAAAAAAATGTTTATTATAAGGAGTTGCAGGTCTTCCTGTGTTTGAAACCTCATCTGCACATTTTTGATTTGTGAAGGCCAGACTTGTTTGCCTTCAAAATTTATATTTTTTATAGATGGTAATTTTTCATTTAATTGTGTTGATGAGCTCATATAATATAAAAATATTTAAAGCTTGTGAGTTTGCTCTATTTTTAATCATTTACTAAATAGACCCACGAATGTAAACATGTTTCAGGTGAAGTTCATTGACGTAATAAATTAAATCACTTGTGAGAACATGATCCAGTTTTTCACAACTATTTCTTTGCTGTTGCTTGATAACAAATTGTATTTCCTTAAAATGTGCAAGATTCTCGCCAAAATCTTGCCTTGTATGGATTTTCATGGAACTAATAAACTTGTCCATAGACCACTTGAGTGGAACATAGTACTTCTTGCGAATCCGCGTATTTTCAATTGTAAGGTAGCATTTAAAATGATGGATTGTTTCAATGTTAGATAGGATATCCTCTGGAAGATCAATTGTTAAAGAGGGTCGGTTTGAAAGCATTTTGGGTTCCCTTTGGATTTGGATTTCGTTGAGAGCCATTTTGGGATGTGGAGTAGTTGGGTGATGTAAATTGAATACAATTTTGTTTTTGTATTCAATTTTTAAATTTATTGACTAGAGATTTGTTGTAGTTTGTTGCCAGATCTTTTAAAATAAGAGTTATTCCATAATACGTCTTTATCTAATGCCTTTGCCAATGTCTTGTCGCTTATTTTTAATTGTTTAATGCAGTCATATTTGCAAACAAATTCTTTTACGAGTTGGTTGTCTATCGTGTATTGTCCTATTCCGTCTTTGTATAAAACTGGTTCACCGTGTTGCTCTTTAAATGCCTCAATTAGTTCTTCTGGGCACTTATCATATAACATATAGTAGTTTCCATTAGAAAGTGAAATATTTTTAACTGGTGTATCTAATGCCGATGAGGATTTATAACCATTAAGAGCTGCTGCACTTTTCCTATCTAAATAAACATTGAGGATTTTTGTTTTTTCTTTGTTTAATTTTGCAATGTATCCAAGATTTTGACTTTTAGTTTGCTTTGTTGGAGGAAGATCATATAGGACATTTGGATCCAAATTTCTATCTACAAAAGCCCATCTAAACCCACTATAAATAGTATTTTCTGTTATAGCCTTATCAATACTTGGTCGTTTAACCTTGAAGTTATATTCTTTTAAACATTCTGCTACAGATTCGTAGACCTTAATAATAGTTAATGTTTCTGGGTTTATTTTTTGTAGACGTGGACCAAGTGTTACAAGTGGTTGATTGAAACTGGTTGTTGTTTTTGTTTGCATAGAGTTTAGTTTTGATGCGATGTCTTTATTAATATTTTCCAAGTTGTCTATCTTAGATGACATTTGTTTTACAGTTTTAATTAAGTCTTGAATTAAAAGATTGTCATTATTTGTGGTTTTCATCTCAAGCAACAATTTTAATTGTTCAACCTCAAGTTCTAATTTATTAGTGTCATTGTTGTCAAAATACTTTATATTGTTATTAATAATGTCTAACAATATTTGATATGACAAATTTTTTCCTATAAGAAATAGTTCAAGCTCAGTTTCATGTCCAGGCAAATCAAGAACTCTATTTGCACGAATAGTTTCATATCCTTTAATAAAACCCTCAAAGTCTCTACTTTTTTGAACTGCAAAACAATCTAATAGCAAACATTCATCATATTTAGTTTTATGTTCTTTATATCTAGACAGGATTCCTTTCCCGCTTTCTCCAACCTTTACAATATAACTTCCATTTTCAAAAGTTTTTACCTTTATAACATAAAAAATAGCACCAGCCGTTGCATATTCTTTCAACAATATTTTTTCTCTTTCCAAAATTTTTTGCTTTTCTAGTTTTACATTATATTCTTGTGTCTTTTTGTCTTCTAATAGCTGAAATTCTGTTTTTTGTTGTTCAAGTTGCATTTTGAGTTCATTAGTTTCTTCTATTAATACTTCCTGCAACATAGTTTCCAATTTAATATAATAATCATGAATTTCGTCTGCTTTTTTTGTT